GTGGCAGGGAAGCGCCCGACAAAGCGGACAGCTAAAAAAGGCAAACCAGAGACGAGGCGGCAGCGGTTCCTGCGTCTCCTGGCCGAGTTGGGCACCGTCACAGCCGCCGCTGCCGGGGCCGGAATCAGTCGGGACACCGCATATCGCTGGAAGGCAGAGGAGCCCGAGTTCGCTGCTGCATGGGCGGATGCCGAGGAGCAGGCCGCTGATGACATGGAGGCCGAGGCTCGCCGGCGGGCGATGGCCGGTGTGAATGAGCCGGTCTACCAGGGCGGCAAGAAGGTCGGCGCCGTCCGCCGGTTCAGCGACACCCTGCTGATCTTCCTCCTCAAGGGCGCCCGACCTGAGAAGTTCCGGGAGCGGGTGAGCGCGGAGCATTCCGGCCCCGGCGGCGGGCCGATACCCGTGGCGGCAACGGTCGACCTCAAGGCTCTGTCGGACGAGGAACTGGCCCAACTGGAAGGGCTGCTCACCCTGGCCAGCCGGCCGGTGGTCGACGAGCCTAAACCAGAGTAGGGGGCGGCTCGGATGCCGAATCCGCAGCGGCGGCTCCCTACGCTCGACGAGATCCAAACCGAGAAGGCCGGCCGTCATCTGGCGGATTATATTCGGCCGGCCTGGCCGGTGATCGAGCCTGGCACCGAGTACCTACATAACTGGCACATCGATGCCATCAGCGAGTACCTCGAGGCCGTGACTATGAGCCAGATCCGGCGTCTGATTATCAACCTGCCCCCACGGAACATGAAATCCATCATGGCCTCCGTGGACTGGCCGACATGGAGTTGGATCAAGCGGCCGGAACTGCGCTGGCTGTTTGCCTCGTACTCGCAGAGCCTGTCGACGAAGCACAGCGTAGACCGCCGCACGATCATCCAGTCGGCCTGGTACCGGCAGCGCTGGGGCGATCGCTACCAGCTGCGGGGTGACGCCAACCTCAAGACCGAGTACATGAACGACCATCGGGGTCACATGATCGCCACCTCGGTCGGCGGTACCGCCACCGGCAAGGGCGGCGACATCCTCGTCGCCGATGATCCGCTGAACCCCAAAGCGGCGGTTTCGGATCTCCAGCGCGAGGGCGCCAATACCTGGTTCGATGGGACGTTCTATACTCGCCTGGACGATAAGAGGCGCGGCGCGATCGTTCTGGTCATGCAGCGGCTACACGAGTCCGATACGACAGGTCACCTCCTGGCCAAAGAAGCCGGCTGGGAGCACTTATGCCTGCCAGCTGAAGCGGAGAAGCGGACGATTGTCGTAATGCCGATCAGCGGCCGGGAGATCATTCGAGAGCCCGGCGATATCTTGTGGCCCGAGCGGGAAGGGCCGAAGGAACTGGCTGACGCTCAGACTGCCCTGGGCGCTCAGGGTTACGCTGGTCAGTATCAGCAACGGCCCAGCCCGCCCGGCGGCAGCATCCTGAAGCGGCACATGTGGCGATACTGGCGCCCTAGAGGTGTGGAACTGCCACCCGTGCCGGTGGTGATGCCAGACGGTGAGATCCGCATGGTCGAAGCTGTAGAGCTACCGGAGCGGTTCGACGAGATGGCGCAGTCCTGGGACATGAACTTCAAGGATGAGGAGTCCGCCCGGGGGTCCAAACCCCCGGACTTTGTTGTCGGTCAGGTCTGGGGCCGTAAGGCGGCTGACAAGTTTTTACTGCATCAAGCGCGTGGACGCTACAGCTTTCCTGAGACGATCGCCGCTGTCGAACGGATGTCGGTGTCTTGGCCAGAGGCCCGGGCAAAGTGGATTGAGGATAAGGCAAACGGTTCGGCCGTGATCTCCATGTTACGGCACAAGGTTGCCGGGCTCATTCCGATTCAGCCGGACGGCGGCAAAATTCCTCGGACACAGGCGGCCTCTCCGGAGATCGAGTCCGGCAACGTTTACCTACCCCATCCGGCCTTGTTTATCTGGGTGGAGGGGTTCATCGAGGAGTGCGCCGGGTTTCCTAACGGCGCGAACGACGATCAGGCCGACGCTGCGACCCAGGCCCTGAACAAGATGAGCCAGGGAAGTATCGGCCCGATCCCTGCTGCCACCACGGCCACCATGGATCAGCTGGCAGGCCGCTCCCCGGCTGTGCCTGCGTCCCTCGCTCGCTCCATTCTCCCGCCGGCGCTGAGGCGCCGGCCTTCTTGACGCCTTGAACAGGACGGTGATTGCACATGACGCTCCCGCTGCAGATGCCCCCGCCTCCGCCCCTGCCGCCGCAGGGGCTGATTCAGCGGATCCTGACGACGTTTCAGGGCTGGTTCAGCCCTCAGCGCCGTTCCGACCCGGGCGGCCAGGCCGGCAAGAATACGGCCGAACCGCCAGCGCCGCCCGGTGCGATCAGTACGAACGGCACCGCCACCGGCAGTGCGGTTGAATCGGCGGCTTACCATGAGGTCAACTTGGTGCAGTTGCGCTACGACCGGGAGGCCATCGGCGACGACGTTCGCCACCTCGTAGACAGTGACGGCCGTATTGCCACGTCGAACCAGGACATCGGCCGCGACGTGTTCGGCTCTGCCGGCCTCCGGGTGCAGGTCAAGGCCGCCGAGGGTACGTCGGAGTCCCTGGTCGCTCAGGCGCAGGATGTGATCGACGCCCTTTTCGGCGACACCGATATTAATGGCACCGGGCCGGGGATGGTGTCCGGCCTCCTGGAGGATGGCGAGCTGTACCTGTCGCCTGTGCTCCTGGATGGGCGGATCTACCGCCTCCAGCCGCTGCCCACGCTGACCATGGACCCGAACGTTGACAGCCGCGGGCAGTTTCCTGATCCCATGCGGGCGTTCCGTCAAATCGACCTGCAGCTGCGCACCGAAGAAGCCTGGTTTGCGCTGTGGCAAGTCAACTGGATTCGCTGGGACTATCGTCCGACTCGGGGCGCTACCCATGGCCGCAGCCAGTACCTGCAGTCCCGTGGCCTCGGGCGGTTCCTGCAGATGTCCGAAAATGACATGGTGGTGCGCCGGCGGTCGCGGGCGACACTGCCTCGACATCACCAGATCGGTAACGATCAGTATACGCTGGGGACCGGCGAGGACGAGGATTACCGGGTAAAAAACTGCCCGGATCCGTCCACCGGTCAGACCGTTACCGACTACGTCACCAGTGGCAAGATCAAGATTACCACCGTCGAAGGCGGCGACGTGAACCTCGGCCACATCGATGACGTCAAGCATCTCCAGAACGCCTACATGGGCCGTTTGGGTAAGCCCAAGTCGCTGATGGGCTGGGGTGAGGACATCAACCGGGACATCCTGGAAGTCCAGCAGGACGAATACCAGGAGTTCCTCAAGGGTGTGCGGCACTTGCTCTGGCACGGCGACGGCGGGCTGTACAGTGGGCTCAAGGCAGTCTGTGACTTCGCCCTCGCTCTGGCCGGCATCAATCCGGCGTTGGTCACCTATCAGCCGGCTTGGCCGCTGAAGCTCACGAAAGCCCAGATCGCCTTTACCGAGTCGATCGACAAGCTGCGGGTGTCCGGCCTGATCAGCCATCGAACGGCCCTGGAGATGGTCGCCAACACGCTCGGTCTGGAGAGCGCCGAGGCAGAGCTTCTGCTCCTCAAGGAAGAGCGCAAAGCACGTGAAGACGCATCGGCTGCCGCCGACCGAACCTTCGCTGCCGGGCAGACCGGGGCTGGGCAGGACAAACCCGGAGGCGGCGGAATGAAGGCTGCCCCTGGCGGCGGCCTGGATACCGGGGAGGTGGTCGAATGAGCGCCGTGCCCCGGGCGAGATCGCCGGACTCGCCCATCCGACCCGGCATTTCGAGAGGAGGCGAACGCCGATATGCGTGATACCGAATGGTTCCCGATCCTTGACGAAGCGTCGGAACCGATGCCGCTGACCGTTGAGGCCATCGGCAAATGCGCCAGCGCTGACGAACTCCGCACGTGTTATCTCCGGATCACCGAAGCGCCGCTGTCGGATGTTGAGCGTTCGGCGCTTATGGCGGCCTTGCAAACCAGGGCCGGTCATCTGAACATCAGCACCTACGATTTCATGCCCTACGACAACGGCATGATGTCGCAGACCGCCGGCATGATGGCCGAGGGTATGTCTGACAGCGTTGTGCGCGGCTCCACCGCCGTGGTGGCGCTCCTGGACGCCGCCCCCGGCAAGCCCCTGCGGTTCCGGTTCAAGGGCACTGAGGCCGGTGTTATCTCGTTGAACGAGCGGGTATTCCTGCCCGAGATCCTGACCGACGCCGTCAACCGGCTTGCCACTCTCCTCCGGTCCGGTCACCGGGTGTCCGGCGAGGAACTGCACCCGCCGATGGATCAGACCGACCCGGCCAATCCTCGGCGCAAGCGGTTTCGCCAGACTCCGGCCCGCGCCATCCTGGAGCCTGAGCGGGCGTTCATGGCGGGCGGCGATGTCCTGGTCGACGCCAGAGTGATTGAGAACACTGAGCCCGGCCGCCGGTTGGCTGACGACCTGCGGGCCGGCCGCCCGGTGTTTTTCTCTACCCGGGCGTATGGCGGCGACATCCGGCTGGTGCCGCTGACGGACGGCCGCCAGGTCAAGGTACCCCTGTTGATGGACCTGGAGACCTGGGACCGGGTTCCGAACCCGGCGATCCCCGATGCCGTGCCGGTGGCCGTGCTGGACTCCGTCCAGATGCAGGCCATTACCGATTCTGTGCATGGCAAGGCCCCGGCCCCGGCTGCGATTCAGAACCCCCAGAAGGAGGGCTCCACCGTGAAATGGACGCTTGGTATGGTCAAGGCCATGGCCGCCACTTCAGACGGCCGGCGTGAACTCGCTGTCGCCCTGACCGACTCCACCCTGGACGCCGAGATCCGTACCGCCATGACGGATGCCCTGGCCATGCCGTTGCAGGCGTCTGCTCCGGCAGCCGCCACCATCCCGGCCGACGTGGTTAACCAGGCCGTTACCGATGCCCTGAACCGGCAGGCGGAATCTGCCCGGCAGGCCGAGGAAGCCCGGACCCGGGCGCGGTCCGAGGCCGCTACCTTCGTCAAGGAGCAGATCGCTGCCCTGCGCACCGCCGGCCGGTACCCGTCCGCGCTGCTGGACAACGTCGCCACGGCCCTGACCGACTGCGCCGACAAGGCGACCGCTGAGGCTCAGCTGCGGGATCGCCTTGCCATCGCCGACAGTTTCCTGACCGGCGGCATCCTGACCAGTCTCGGGTATCGCGGTGGTGCCAACGGCGCCACGCTCCATACCGTGGACGTGACCGGCCAGGCGCGGCCGTGGCAGCCGATCGTCGATAACCTGCGGGCCGCCTTCGATGATCACCAGCTCACCATGTTCGGCACCCGGCCGGACGCGGAGCTGCGGAAGACGAATAAGCCCTTCGTTGACAAGCTCCTCCGCAAGTTCGACATCGCCAACGCCAAAGCGCTGCTGGATGCGGCGAACGCCTGGGAGTCGATTCAGGACAGCATCACCACTGCCGATCTCTGGAACCAGATCATCGTCCAGCGGGCTCTGCTGGAGCAAGCCTTCGGTGACGCTGATATGCTCCAGTTCGTGGGCACCGACGTTTTCGAGGGCGACACCTACACGGTGCCGGTCGAGTACTACGAGTCCTCCGGCTCTGTGACTCACCGGACGGGCGAGATGCAGCCCATGGCCAGCGGCAAGGTCAAGACCGTCTGGATTCCGTTCACTGCTTCCCCGCGGCGGATCATGACCGAAATCTCCAACGATACCCAGCGCGGCATGTCTTCCGGCCCGCTCAAGTACAACGCGAGCGCCCGGGCGCTGTACCACATCATGGCCGAGGTGCGCCGGGTCATCAACCGGGATGCCGGTAACGAGATGCTGCGGGCGTCTGATGCCTATGGCGCCGTTGCCGTTGCGGATGAAACCGTGGCCGCGGGTGAACTCGCCACTGTCACCGATGCCACCAACGTGAAGTACAAGGTCACGCTCCGCCGGGGTGGTGCCACCGGTGCTCTTACGGCTACCAACACCGACCGTCCGGCGGTTCGGCCCCGCACGTACACCAGCTACGCCGGCAACGGGCAGGCCACGACCGTCGCGGAAAACCCGTTCACCGTCACCATCAACGGCGCCGCCGTTGCGCACTGCGACCTGCGCAAGAACGATGACGGCACCGTTTCCATCGTCGACGCTGCCGGCGCCAACGCCACCGGGTTCGCGGTCGATTACGAGAATGGCTACCTGCACGTCAGCGACGGTTTCACCATCACGCCCGGCACTGCTGACTGCGTGATCGACTACAGCTACGCCACGAACTTCACGACGTGGACGCTGACTCCGACCACCACGGGCGAGGAAGCCAAGCACTACAGCTCCCTGCTCCGCCTGATTGGCATGCAGGCCGCGCTGATGGCCAAGCACCCGCGCTATCGGGAGCCGAACATCGCCCTGGGCAGCCTGACGGCGATGGAGTATGCCATCCAGGCTGACGTGTTCTACCAGCTCAACAGCCCCAAGGGTGTTGTGTTGAATCCCAACACCGGCAACTTCGTGGCCAGCCGGAACGGCGTCGACTACGCCAAGCATAATACCCAGTGGGACGCCGGCGACGGCCGCATTCTCCTGGGCCGGGTCAACGCGACGAAGTTCGCCGTTCGTGACCCCCTGGCCCCTCAGGGCCCGTTCCCGTCCTACGATGCCGCCGGCAAGATCTTGCCCGGCCAGCAGTGGTACGTGGAGGGCTGGGACGCCATGGTCACCCCTGAGGTGCGCAACCAGGCCGGCACCACCCTGAACCCGTACTACCGGACCATCAAGCTGAAGGCCTAAGGAGGCGATGACTGATGCCGTGGAATGAAACGGGTAAGGTCATCGTCCACAAGGGTTTCGGCAACTCCATCATCCACTCGGGCGAGTTCTATCCCGGCCGCGAGGTGGACGCCAACGGCGACTATCTCCCGACCGAGCCCGCGAAGCAGCAGGAGGCGCCCGCCCAGGGCGCCTCTGTCTCTGCCAAGTTGGACCCAAAGGACTGGCCGGATCGGTCCGCTCTGGAGGCGATGAAGGCAGTTGACCTGAAGGCCTGGGCCCGGATTCAGGGCCTCCAGTTCGCCACCAACACGCCCAAGGAGGAGGTCTTGGACCTTATCGATGCCAGCCGGACCCTGGCGCCGGCCGGCGATCATCCCAACCTCGGCGGCGAGTCGGCGTAACACGAGGAGGGAACAACTGTGGGCGCGAGATCAGACCTGATCAGCCAACTGCAGAAGAAGCTGCGGACCGTCCAGGCGGAGTGTTCTGCCGATGACCTGGCGCAGGGCCTGGATGATGCGGTGCAGGCGTATTCCGAACTCCGCCCGCGGTTGGCCCCTTTGACGATCACCTGGACGGCCGGCCAGAACACCGTGAACCTGCCGGCAGACTTCGTTCGCATGGAGCCCGTGACGTGGGCTATCCTCACGCAGGCGCAGTTTACCCCGATTAATGTCTACGACGGGCGCGGCTATGGGCTGCGCAGCAGCCTTTGGGGCAGTGCTCCGGCTCCTAAGGTCACCCGTCCGATCATGCCGCAGCCGCCCCTACCCACGTATACGGTGTATCCAGGGTATCCCCCGACGCTGGTGATCGATCCGGCTCCAACCACAGCCGGTAGCCTGGAGGCCAAATGCTACCGGCTCCATGCCATCAGCGACACCAACGGCCAAACGACGGTACCGCAGCCGGATTGGCGGCTCGTCGTGCTCGAAGCGGTCTATCAGGTGTACCGTTCCGTGGTGCTGGAGCGCGGAATTCGACCGACGCAGTTTGAGGTCAGAGCCATCGGCAATATGCAAATGGTCAAGATGTTGGATCCGGACGCCCTGCAGAAACTGGCCGATGCGTGCCACGCCGAGTTCCTGGTTCGGCTGAATCGCGGGGTGACCTGATGAGTGCGCTCGAGGAGGATCTGCTCCGCCGCATTAACGCGTTCATGAGGGCCCGTAACAAGCTCGAACGGGAAGCCGCTATTACTCTCGCGGATCTGTACGAGCGGGCTCGGGTCGAGACGCTGCAGCAGCTGATCGAGCAGTATGGCCAGATGACCCAGATGGAACTGCAGCACGTGGAGCGGGTCTTGCAAGGGATTGACCAGGTGCTGCAGCCCTTCACGCGCGAGTCCGCCGACCTGCGCCTCGGGTTCATCACCCAGGGCTGGGAGGTCGGCCAGCGCCTGACCGTGGGCGCCCTGACTGCCGACCGGACCCTGGCGCCGGCGCTGATCGGGTTGGAAGGGAATTTCGGCCTGATCAATCACGGCATGGTGTCCGGTTTGTTCGGCAATCTGCCCCAGCTGGCCGGCAAGGTTACCTCGGACGTCCTGGAGCGGATTCGGAATCAACTGGTGATCAGCGCCGTTCGGGGTGAGTCCATCCCGCAGATGGCGAAGCGGATCGCCGGCACCGGACTGACCCAGGAGGGCCTCAAGCGCCCATTCAAGACCCTGAACGCACGGGCCACGCTGATTGCCCGGACCGAGACCATCAAAGCCGCCGACGCCGGCTACGATGATATGGTGACTCAGGCTCAGCGGATCATCACGGAGCAGATCTTTGATTTGTGGCTCACTGCTCAGGATGAACGGGTCGAGGAAGAATGCCTCGGCATCGCCGCGGGCGGTGCATCCGGTGCGGTACCTGGGTACTCGGGGGTCTACCGCCGCGGCGAAGGGCCGCTGCCGGTGATCTCCACTCACCCCGGGTGCCGGTGTCGCCGGGTGCCGATCCTGCTGCGGTGGATCACGGGCGGATTGGTGTCGTTGCCCAGGGTTAAGGCGGCGTAAGGAGGCGAGTTTTGTGGGATACCGGGCAGACATCATCGTGGCGCTGGCGTGCTACTTCATGAATGAAAAGCCATACACCACGGCCGAGCTAACTCGCTTGCTTGAGGGCAGAATTGGAAGAGAGTTGGAAATACACGAGGTTTCTGCAATCCAGTACGCCTACGAGATCAACCGCGGGTTGGTGCCATATCCGAAGGTGATCAAATGTTAACCGACGCCGACAATGCCTTCATGGCCCGAATGCTGGCCCTGATCGCTCCGGATGTTGAACGGCCAATCACCTACCGGGTCTATGCCGGCGCCGCCGGCGGAAATCCGGTTCTGAGCATCCCGGCCACGGTCACCTACATCAACCAGGCTACCACGGCTATCGTCCACGAGTTCACCGCCGAGGAGGTCCAAGCCGCCGGCGGTGTGTTCCAGATCGGCGACTTCACGTTCGGAGTCCGCCGGGATGCGGTTGACGCCCGAGACCAAATTGTGTACCAGGGTGTGACCTGGCAGGTGACAGAGATTTATTCGGCCGCGCTGGGTGGCGCGACTCTGACCTGGTGGCTCCGGTGTAAGCGGGCCTGATCGGCGGTGATGACCGGTGCAACCCGGCGCTCTGTTCGAAATTGAATTCAACGGTTTTAAGGAGCTTCAGGGCCGGATCATCGGCCTGCAGGATCTGCTGAACCATAACCTCCGGGCCGCAGTGGCCGAAACGGTCCTGTTCGGCATCACGCGTATCGCCCTGGACACACCGGTCAACACCGGCCTGCTCAAGGCGTCAATCGGCGGTCAAATTCTGGATACCGGTATTGGCCCTGGCGCAGGCGAAGGCCGGCGCAAGAGCCTGACCAGGATATCCGGCCTGACGGGCGTGATCGGCACCATCGTGGAGTATGCCGTTTACCAGGAATTTGGGTTTACGGCTACCGGGCCGAAACACCTGACGCCGAAGCAACTCCGCTTCCTGTTCGCCACCGGCATTCTGAAGCGGGGACCCGGAGGGCGTGCTGTTCCTGGAGCTCGGGACGTTACGCAGACCTACTACAAGCGGGACCTGCGGGATCCCATGCGCAAGGTGGTCCGAACGTACCGTACGGCCGGGGCCAACGTGGCGATCAATCGCCGTGCCGGCATCCGGACCCATGTGAAGGGCAGAGGATTTTTCCGACGCAACGTTCCGGACATCAGGCAGTACTTCTACGAGGCCTGCCAGAGGGCTGTGACGTTGGCCCTGCAGGGAAAGGAGATGACCGCGCCGGGTGCTTAACACGCGGGTTTCGCTCAATAAGGTGTTCGATGGCCTCGGCCTGGGGCTCCTCATCGCGTTTGACGACTACCAGAGCCTGCAGCCCGGTGTCGGCCCATATCCAGGCCTGGTGGTCCGCGTGCTGGGCGATAAGGGGCAGCCGACACGCCACCTGGGCAACCAGACGCCGCAGTCGCCGGCCGGAGCCCGCCGGGAGACCCTTGTGGTCGAGTGCGAGGTGCGGACTGAGTCGGCGACGTTCAACCAGGCCGTGTACTACGCCGGGCTCATTTCGTCAGCCGTAAGTGGCAAACGTTTTGTTCGGCGCAAATGGCTTCTGGATCCCGATACCGCCAATCCGAATCCGGTTGATGCCGGGTTCGTTTCGTTCGGACAATTCGATACGACCCTGTTGGAAGCCGAGGGTCAGCCTCGGTTCAAATCGGCATTCCTCACCTGGGAGGTTGCTGCGGAGGTGCCAGTTTTATGACCAAGTGTGCGTGCGGGTTTGAGTTTGTGCCTGACAAGCCCCTGTCCAAGCCGGTTGAGGCAATCTGCTCCCAGTGTGGGGCAACCGTAACGCTCCAGCCTGAGGCCTCGGCTCCGGTTGAACCTAAGCCGGTCAAGACCGGTCGGAAGGAGATTGACAGCTAATGGGTTACATCGAAGAAGTTGCCCGTGCTGACTTTCATGCCGCTTTCGGCCCCTATGCCTACCAGGAAAAAATCCCTGGTGTCACCGCGTTCAGCACCAACTCGGAAACCACGGTGACCCGCCGCGGTGCCCAGAACTTTGGGAACACCGGCCCGGTGGCCGTTACCAGTACGTACATGGGCGAGGCCGGCAGCGTGACCATTGAGGGCATCGAAGGCTACAACGCCCTCAAGGCCCTGTGGAACGGTGACCCCGTTGCCACGCATGTCGTGGACGATCCCAAGCGGAACTTCCCGCTTTATCTCGTCGCCAACTCCTACGACGAAGATGGCACGACTCCACTGACGGGACGTTTCGTGTCCTTCACCAAGGTGGAGAACAAAGGGCATGCCGTCAGCCCCGACGCCAAGAGCTACAACTTCCAGGGGCGGTGGGCCAAGGAGTTCAAGGGCAAAAAGATTGTCATTCAGGTGTTTGCGGGCAACGCGATTCCTGTGACGGTTCTGACCCTCGCCAATGCGGCCTACCAGGATCCCAACGACAGCATGATCGCTCTTGCCGTTCTGCGTCAGACCAGCGGCACGAAGACGGTCACTCCGCTCGCCAAGACCACCGACTACACAGAGACCACGTCCGCCATCACTCTCCTGAGCGGCGCTACCGCCACGGAGAAGGTGCTGGTTGTCTACGCGGTGGCGTAGGCCAACTGACTGAACACTCTTGGCGGGCCTGACCTGCCGGGGCTCCGGCCGGGGCTCCGGGCAGGGACAGGCGGCCCCCACCGCCGGGCCCGCCAATCCATTTGGGGATAGCGAACGAAAGGGGAATTCGCCACCATGACCGAGTTGACTCAGCACCAAGTTGAACGGCGCTTCCAAACCGCCGCAGCCAATCCCATTCCCGTGACCATTCCAGCCCTGCCGGGGCTGTTTTTCCGTCCCTTGACCCTGGGCGAGCGCGGCCAGTCCAGCCGGGCCTACTCCAGGGCGCTCATGGGCTATATGGCCGAAGGACTGCCTTCGGAGCACCTGCTGCAGCAGAACCTGCGCAAGGCCGTGGAGGCCTCCGGTCTGTCCGTAGCTGTCCTGAAGCGCAAGGGTGCTCTCTACGCCAAGCAGATGTCCGCCCTCACCGAAGATCTGATCGGCCCGTACGATCAGCTCACGCCCGCCGAAGTGGCCGAGTTGCCGCTGGAGGTGCAGGCGGAGCGCATGGCAGCAATCGAAGCTCGCGGCAAGCGCGTGATTGAACTGCTCTACGCCGCCCTCACCGACGAGGAGCGCGAGGAACTGAACCAGATTCACCAGATTGAGCAGTTGGAGCAGCACCTGCGCCAGCAGACGGCCGAGTTCGCTGCTCGCCGTGATCAGCAGGTCGCTGAGATCCTCATGGGCGCAATCGGTGAGGACGGCAAGTCCTACCTCGCCACCATCGAAGAGTTGTCCGTGGTTGAACCGTTGGTGGACCTGCTGACGGCCTGGTACCAGTTCCGCGAGGGGCAGGTGTCCGATTTTTTCTCCCGATCCTGACCCGGTCCCAGGAGTGGCTGTCGATTGCCCGCTCTCTGCCAGCAGAGGGCGGGCTTCCGTTTGCCGGTGCGCCGGCTGACTGGACCGCGGATCAACGCCGGCTCTGGTCGCTCTGGCTGGAGTTGCGCAGCGTCTGGCAGATGGCCGGCTATAAGAACATCGCTCTGCCTGGTGCAGAGGTGTACCGCACCTACCGCACCTGGCGGCGCTGGGCGGACTGGCTGCAGGAGCAGGAGCGGCAGGAGCCGCACAAGACGCGCGCCGGGTCCGGGTGGGTGCTGCGACGGTAGGAGGTGACCGGCACGATGGGCGGCATGGCGCAGGAACTCAGTATCATCACCAGGGCGTACAACCAGGCCCAACAGGGCCTCCAGTCCACCGCTCAGAGCCTGGGGCGCGTGCAGCAGGCCGCCGACCAGACGGCCGCCGCTTCTAATCGGCTGAATCAGGCGTTTGGCACCGCCATGAAGCAAACCGATGGGTATAAGCAGTCGGCTAACGGCCTCTTCTTGCCGCTGAATCAGGTCGCCGAGGCCAATAAGCGGGCAGCGGCCGAAGCTCAAAAAGCCGGGCAGGCTGCTGGCCAGGCCGGGAAGGGCTTCAAGGAGCAAAAGGACGAGGCCAAAGGCGCCGGCGACGCCCTCCAGGAGTTCTACCAGACGCTGGGGGCGCTCGGGTTTCTGAGAGGCTTCCAGATAGCGGTGCGGGGCATCGTTGCCCAGACCCGCGAGTATGGCGCCAGCATAACCCAGGCCAGCCTGATCTCTGAGGACTATACCGGTGCCCTGGATCGGGCCGCTATGGCCGCCACTAGGGGCATGTACGGCCCGCAGGAACTGGCCCAGGTGTATCGGGACCTGGGCAGCGCTGGTCTGGCCGCGAACGATGTTCTGGCTGCGTCGCCGGAGGTGCTCCGGTTTGCGACGGCAGCCATGATCGACCAGGCCGACGCTGCGCAGGCCGTGATCGCCGCCGCTTCCTCGTTCCAGATTCCGTTCAGCCAGGCCGACAAAATCACCGATGCGTTCGCAGAGGCGATGAACCGGACGACGCTGGGCGGTCGTGATCTGGTCTACGCTCTGGCCTCCATCGGCCCGGTGGCGGGGATGGCCGGCCAGGGGTTGGGTCAGACCCTGGCGGCCGTTGCGGCGCTGCGCAATGCCGGTGCCCACGCCCAGGACGCCGCCACAAGCGTCCGGGCCGCGATGCTGCACCTGAGCGCCCCGAGCACCGAGGCCGCCGGCCTGATAGACAAGCTCGGCATCAAGATTTTCGACGCCAGCGGCAACATGAAGCAGTGGTCCGAGATCGTCGCCGAATTTGAACGGGCACTGGCGCCCTACAACCAGCAGGCTCGGACGATGGCCCTGACGACCATTATGGGCAGCGATGGCATTCGGGCCATGGCCTCCTCTATGCAGATGGGCTCCGGGCACCTGGCCGAGTTGGCCGGGCAGTTTGATAACGCGGACGGTTCTGCGAAGCGTATGGCCGACGCCATGTCCGAAACCCTGGACGGCGCCATGCGCCGTTTGTCGGGCAACACGCAGCGGGCCGCGATCGCCATCGGCAGTGATTTGCAGCCGGCTATCGTGAGCGTGATTGGGTTCCTGGATAAGCTGGTGAATGGATTCCTGCACCTGGACAAGGGCACGCGGACGGTCATCGAACTGATTCTGGGCGGCGCCGGACTTGTAACTGCCCTGGTAGCGGTAGCGCGTGCGGTTCAGACTCTGTCGGGTCTTGGCAGCGTTGTGACGTTTCTCAAGGGAGTATCCGGAGCTGCCACCGCAACCACTGCCGCAGCCACCGGGGCTACGGCTGCGTTTGGTGGCGTCGCGGGTATTGTTGGCCTCGTCGCGACCGCCCTGGGGATTGGCTATCTGGCGTGGCGGACTTATCATGCCGGCCAGGAGCAGGCCACCCTCGCCGGCGCCGATCACGCTGAGCAACTGAAATCCCAGGCTGACCGGCTCCGGGAACTGCGCCGTGAGCTGGAGACCCTGGCGGCCAAGACAACGCCGACCGCCGATGAACAGACCCGCCTTAAGCAGGTCGCCGGCGAAATCGCGAAGATCGCTCCTGAGGCGGCTCTGGGGATCAATCAGATGACCGGTGAGGTGACCAACCTCGGGGCCGCCCTGCAGGGCACCAACATCGCACTGGACCGGATGCTCCAACAGTCGCAGACGCTGACCAAGGCCGCCGCTTCGGCCTCCGCCGCCCGGCTGCCCAAGCTGCGGGCAGAGGCCGCAGACCTGCAGCGGCAGGTAGCCGAACAGCAGGGCCAGATCGATGCCGGTAAATTGCCGTTTGTCTCTCCTGGCGGCAAGTTCGTCACTCCGCCGCAGGACAGAAATGAGGTTCGCGCCACTCAGGGCGGAGAACTCCTGCAGCTCATCAAGAAGTTGGCGGCTTCGCAACAGGAAATTGCTGAGGCCGAGGCGCTGCTGACTCGGACGAATGCGGTGGTAAACGGCCCTCATGAGATGACAGCCCTGGACGAGATGGCGGCGCAGCGGCGCTATCAGCGTGCGCAGGCAATCGCCGGCAGCAGCGGCGGTCTGGATGCCTCCGGCCTCGGTACGGGCGACAAGCCGCCGACCTGGATTTCCACCTTCAAGGCCGGGCTCCAGGAGACTATGACCGCCCTGGACCCGTTCAAAAGCGCCCTCTCCGGTGTCGGTGGCGAACTGGACACCCTGAACGCCAAGCAAACCTACTATCTGGCCATGTTGAGTGACGGCCGGGCTGGTGTGGAGGCCCTTGCCGGGGCCGAGAACGCCCGGACGCAGATCCTGACTCAGCTCTACGCCCAGCAGACCGCTCTGCACCAGAGCAACGACGCCAACCGGGCGATGCTGACGACCCTGGCGGCGAAGCAGGCGGCCTTGGATGCGCAGTTCGACGCCGGCACCGTCAAAGCGAACGACTACGCCGACGCCAGTGCCGCCCTCCGCACGGAGACGGAGCGGCTGACCGCCTCCATCTACCAGAACTCCGCCGCCTGGTGGCGGGATGAACAGTCCATCGCCGATGCTGAGGCGACGGCGGGGAAGGCCCAACAGACCCTGCGCGAGGCACAGACCAAGATTGCTGATCAGGCCTATCAGTCGGCGACGGCTGCCATGCGCCATGAAGTGGCCATGAAGAAGCTCTCCGTTGATCAGCAAATCGCCTTGCTCCGGCAGATGCTCAAGGAGATGACTCTGAGCACCGAACAGGCCAGCGCTCTGCAGGAGCAGATCATCGGTGTCTACGGGCAGAAAATCCAGAAGGAAGCCGACAAGATCCAGACGGCCTACAGTGACGCCATGGATAAGGTTAGCGCCGATCTGGATGGCAAGCTCGACGGCATCGACAAACGTCTGAAAAGCACCATCGATCCGTTAAAGAAGCAACTGAAGGACCTTGAAGATCAGAACCGCACCACCGACCGGACTCGCGCCGAGGCCGAGCACAATCGTGAACTCAAGGAGCTTCAGAAGGAGCGCAACAAAGAAGCGCTCCGATTAGGCGCGGATCACAAGGCGGCCCTGGAGCGCATCGACGCTCAAATCGCCGAAAAGAACCTGCGCTGGCAACAGCAACAGGACGATTGGAAGCTGGATGACCAGAAGCGCGGTATCCAGGAGAAGATCGATACCGCCGAGCAGGGCGCCAAGGACGAGCGGGACAAGGCCCAGGACGCAGCCAAGGCGCAGCGCCGGGACCTGGAAGCACATTACAAAGAGGTCAAGCGCATCACCGAAAGCGGCATCCTGGACACCATCGCCACCCTCGCCGCCACCGATCCGCAGTGGTTCAGTACCGGCGAAGGCATGATCGGCCAACTGATCGCCGGGCTGAAAACCGGCGACTTTACCGCCGTCCTGGCAACGATCAACACCGTCACCACCGCCGCCCAGGCGGCGATGCAGGCCGCCCAGCAAGCCGTTACCGCCGCCCTGCCCTCTACGACCCCCGGCGGGTCCCCTGTCCCCGGCCTGAGCGCCATGGATCAGGCTAAAGCGATGGCTGCCAGCGGCCAGTACGAACAGGCCGCGCGGCTGCTTTCGCAGTTCTACGGCATGACCTACGACGACGCCAAGAAGAACATCGAGAATTTCCTGGGCCGGGATATCCCCGGCTTCGCCAAGGGCGCCTGGGAGATCAACACGGATGGCCTGCTGGCGCAACTCCACCAGGGCGAGACCGTATTACCCGCCTACGCCGCCGAGGCGTTCCGCAATTTCGCTCCCTCCATAGCCGGCCTGCCGGCAGCGATTGAGTCCATGGCCGAGCGCATGATCGCTGCAATTCAGTCCCGACCCGCGGGCGATGTACGGGTCTACGGCGCCGAGAACGCCTATTTGGACGATCCGGTTGACGTGGACATGCTCGGGCGCGGCGTCGCCCGGCAGATAACCAAACTGGTTCCCACACCGACAGGAGGTTGATGACATGGACCTGATCAAGCGGCTCGTCGATGCGCTCCACGCGGCCAAGGCGGCGCTCCTGGGTCTCACGATGAGCGACAAGGGTCGGTGGAAGCCCGAGTGGACCATCCACAAGTACCACGGCGAGGCCCGGCCTGAGAACCTGTTTGCCGTGGAAGCGGTGGCGGGCAACCTGCTCCTCAACGAAGGCATCACCGAGTTGCTCAATCTGCTCGTCGGTGCTGGCGGCACGACGGCCTTCAACAACGCCAACGCTCGGTTGGGGGTCGGTGACAGCACCGCCGTCGCAGTTGCGACGCAGACCGATCTCCAGGCGGCGGTGAACAAGACTTATCTGGTCATGGATGCTACCTATCCGCAGGTGTCCGGTCAGACAGTGACGTTCAAAGCGACAGCCGGCCCAGCGGTCGGCAACCACGGTTGGAAAGAGTTCGTGGCCGACAACGGCGCTGCGGCCGGTAAGACGTTGAACCGCAAGGTGGAGGACCACGGTGCCAAAGCCTCCGGCGACACCTGGGTCCTGACTATGACTGGCGCCATTAGCTAAGGCGGCGATCTGATGCCTACCACACTGATCCTTCGCCCGACCGGCGACGTCGCAGCGGGCAGCTGGGCTCCGTATCCCGTCAGCCCATCCACGCTGTGGGACAAAGTCGACGACGATGTGTCGGACGACGACGCTACCTATATCGAGGCTGCCGGTACTGATGCGGCGTTGTTTACTACGCTGCCCCTGAGTACGGGCACGCCGGTATCCGTGACTGTCAAGGCGATGTATAAACCAGCAGGGGCAGGGGCGGCACAGTCTGCGTGGGTACGCGTTGCTGGGCCGGGTTACGGTGCGAGTGGCAGCCTCTCGAACATTAGCGGTACCAGTTATGTACTTGTGTCCTACACCTGGGCCGCCCGTCCATCCCTGGGTTCGCCGCCGTGGGCCCTCGCGGACATCAACGCCCTGTCGTTCGGGGTTGACTCTGGTCTGGCGGGACAGCGTGTATCACAGGTGTGGTTAGAAGTGACCATGTCCGAATCTCCGTGGTCGGTGAGTGCGTCTGACACCGGCTCCGGTGTGGATGCAGTCTCGTGTGCGGTAGGTGTTGGAGTTCCTGAAGGCGCTCAAACCGCCCAGGCCGCCGTAGGCTCCGGCGCTGTCTACGACCCATCCCTTGACACCGGACTCGGCGCGGACGTCGCTGCGATCGTTGCGACTCCATCCACCATCGCAGACACCGGCGCCGGCGCCGACGCCGCCTCCGTCCGAGCGACAATCGCGGCCTTGGCGGACACCGGGCTGGGTGCTGACGGCGTCTCTGCCCTCGTCACTATGCTCCTGGCGGATACGGGCGCAGGAGTCGATGCCGCATCCGTCCTGGCTACGCTCTCCACACTTACCGAGACTGGCGCAGGAACCGACGCCGCGAGCGTAGGCGCCGCTTTGGCAACCATCGCCGACACTGGGACCGGCGTCGATGCGGTCCTGAACCTGCTGGCCATCCACGTTTATGTCCGTTCGGACGGCCGCGTGGACCCGCTGGGAGTGATCCTGCTCCAGGGTGGCCGCGAGGACATTCTGCCGAGTGTGCGCGAGCAGACCGAGGACATCCCTGCCCGTTCCGGCTCCGTGGATTTCGGCGCCGATGTTGGCGCCCGTGGTCTGGAATTGCGGGTAGCGTCTGCGGGCGGTCTGACAGCGGCCCAGAAAACGGCCCTGAAGCGGTATGTTGCCGGTTGGCTCCGGCCCGCCCTGGGCGTCTGGAATATCGCGTGGGAGGACGACCCTGACCGCTACCTGCAGGTGCGGGTGGCGGGCAACGTCCAGCCCGAGGAGTACGCCGACTACCTGGAGTTTACGATTCCGCTCAAGGCTTCACAGCCCATGTATCTGGGGTCAGTGCTCCAGAGCCTGACCGGTTCGGGTACCGCCACGTGCGAGGGCAACGTTGAAACGCCCGTCACTGTAGCCATTCGGGGGCCGATTACGAACCCCGCCGTCACCGTGGCAGGCGCTGCGTTTACCTGGACCGGTACCGTGGGTGCTGGTGATTCCCTGGTGGTGGACGGCGCGCGGATGACCGTCACATTTAACGGCGTCAACGCCCTGAGCGGGTTTTCCGGTACGTTCCCGACGCTCCAGCCCGGCGACAACACAATCACCGCTGCCGCCGCTGGGGTGACGACCGTCACCTGGCGTGACCGGTGGATTTAGGGAGGGACAGGCTATGGCTGACTTTGCGGCTGCCCTGAACCGAGACCTGAATTTGGTCAAAACCTCGGCGCGGTATGACGCCGATAATACGACCTGGATGCACGACTCGGCCCTGTTCCACAAAAACGGCAGCATCTGGGTACCCACTGGGGCGGCGAATCCGCTGCCTATGAGCGCTTCGGGCGGTAATGCGTTATACGCCGGGACCGGCACAGCGCCCCTGTCGGGTGCCAACGCCGCCGCTCTAGCTGCCCAAGCCTGTAGCGCCGTGGTCGTGCAGAATGACCCCGACTCCACGGTAGACCTGATGGTGGGCAACAGTACGACCGTCGTTCCGCTACAACTCGTCCCCGGTCAGAGTGTCACCATCCCGGTGTCCAACACGTCTCTCGTTTTCGTGCGGTCGAACAGTGCCGCTACCAACGCTACCTACAACTGGTTGGCGGTATAAGGAGGTGCCGGCATGATCCCATCTTTGGTTGTTTCGGCATCGACTGACCGCATCCAGAGGGGTGGCGGGTCAGTAATCGTCTCCAGCGCAGGTGTCATATCATTAACACCGGCAACGGGACCGGTTTACGTCAACAGTAGTTTAACAGTTGGTGGCACCCTCACGGTCTCCGGTACCGGTATCCACACGTTCAGCGGGCCGATATATGCAAACGGTGCCTCTGCGGACATGCTCAGGGCCTCGTTCAACGGCGCAAGCGCCGCTCGCCTAGTAGCCCTCTTCCGCAGTGGGGCACGTCGCCTAAATGTCAATCTGGACGCCAACGACGACATCACCTTCAACTCCGCTACCGGAGTCGCAGGAAGTGAAGTTCCTATCGAAGCCCTCCGCATAGTCAACGCCAACGGCTATGTGTCGGTGGCGACGAGGTTGGGCATCGGGACGGCGGGCCCGAACACACACCTCCACAACGTCAACAACACTCAACTGGATGGCCTGCTTGGTGTGGGAACGGCTGTGAATTCAGCTTCCGGTCAAGCGTGGGTAATGACGAGCACTGCGAGCCGGACGGCTGGACGATTCGAGCAGACCGCCGCCAACGCCACTGCCCCCGTCTTGATAGCCAAACTTGGCGCCACGCCCGGCGCTGGTGGGGATGTCCAACAGTGGCAGGATAACTTTGGGGCAAAGCTTGTTCGCATCAGTGGGGCGGGCACCCTTGACACTTTTGCCGCAAGCATTCGTGTGCGAGACGCCGCCGACACAAATAACATTGCTTACCTCTCGTCAGTCGGTCAGATTTTCGTCCAACCGCAAGCCGCAGGTACCGTTGCCGCTATCGTCAAGGGTGCATCGGGACAAACCGGTGACCTGCACCAGTGGCAAGACAACGGTGGTGGGGTGTTGGCTCGTATCGGAGCGACTGGCTTCGTTATCGTGAAGAACCTGGTGGCGTTCCAGTCGTACAACGCTGCGGGCACGACCCCGTACACCCTTGCGGCGATGGACGGAGCCGATAACGTCCTAATCGGCAATGCTACCCTCCGCACCAACATCCGCACATCTGAGGGTGTCTACACCACTGGCGCTCCGACGTTGAACGGTAAGATCACGCTCACCATCAACGGAACCACATACAACCTGGCGACCGCCGCATAAGGAGGACACCATGAGTACAACGTTTGAACCCGAGTTGACCGTCCAGCGCCAGATGCTGGAACAGAAGCGAGACCAGTTCAAGCAGGCGGGCTACGACGCCTTTCTGGAGGCAGAAGCGGCCAAGGTGCAGGACCCTGGCAAGGCGCCTGGTGCCAAGGCCCAGTTGGAGGCCGCGGTCAAGGAACTGGAGGCCAAGAGTGTCAACGCCTACACCGCAGCCAGGCGGATGCAGGCCATGATCGACGCACTGCCCAAGGAGGAGGCGAAGACCGATGCCGGTACTGACGCTTAACATCACAAACATCGTCCCAAACGAATTTCGAATCCATGGCAACACCATTTACGCCGATTTTATCGTGGAGTTGGCCCGTCCTGACGGCGTAGAGGTTATTCCCCGGTCGCAAGCGTGGCAGTTCGACCTGGCCCGCTACCCCGAGATGAAGACACACATCGACGCCCTACTGCCGTTGCTGACCAGCGCCTACCTGTTTGAGGCGCAGATGGCAGCAGATCCAGGGCAGGCATACACACCGCCACCGCCGGTCGAGCCGGTACCACAGGTGTAGGCTTCGCAGGAGAACATGAAACACAGGCGCCCCACGCCGGGGCGCCTTTCCTCATGCCCGGGAGGTGATCCGTCGTGCCCAGCATCCCCGAGTACATCACCGTGACCGACGCCGCAGGCGCCGCCGTGGCGTTCCTCGCGCCCGAGGCGGACGGCGTCACTGCCGAGATCAGCGCAGAACTGAACGGCCAGTGCCAGATCGTCATCAAGCTGCCAACCACGGCCGCCAAGGCGTCAGAACTGATCCCCGAACGCCATATCCTGGCGGGCGGCCGGGAATTCACCATCCTGGGACCGGCAACCGAGGAACGCAGCCGCGATAAGCGCAAAACGTGGCTGCAGATCACAGCGCCTGAGTCCCGCCCGCCCCAGACCTACCCCACGGTAGCGAACGACGCTGAACCGGCCCCGGTGTGGGGCACGGTGAGCATCCTGGCGTCCGATCTGGGGCAGGGTGGGTATAGCCCCGGCAGCGGGGGCAGCGCCCTGTACAGGCTCCTGAGCGGTTCTGGGTGGACTGTGGGCACGGTGGACGTGACCGGCACGTTCGACCTGGAGACGCTGCGGATAACGCTCCTGGAGAACATCCAGAAGGCGCAGGAACGGTGGGGCGGGTACCTGGTCTGGGACTCGGTCGCCAAGACGGTTTCCCTCCGCAGCGAAACCGCGTGGCAACCGGGGACCGGGGTGCGTATCGAGTACGCCAAGAACCTCAAAGGGGTTACCCGCGAGATGGACAGCGACCTGGTCACGCGGCTTTACCCGTTCGGGCAGGATGCGCTCTCCATCGCCAGTGTCAACGGCGGCTCCATCTATATCGAAGACCATCATTACAGCGCGGCGGTCTATGAGGGAATCTACGAGAACCAGGAGATCGACGATCCGGCGCAGTTGCTCGCCAAAGCACAGGCCGTCATCGCTCGTCTGTCAGAGCCGCGGGTGTCGTACCGCGTGAGCATGGCGGATCTGTCGGCCCTCCCCGAGTACGCCCATGAGACGTTCGCCCTGGGGGACATCGTGCGGGTGATCGATCCGGAGGTGGTGCGCCGGCTGATTACCGCTGATGACATTTCGGCTGCGTGGGGGAGTTCGCCAGGCCAGCCGACGTGGGACCCGGATTGCGACCTCGATGGCAACGGCACAATCTGGCTGGGCGATCTCAATGTGCTGGCAACCACGGGCGGTAAGGTCTGGGTCGCCTCGCAGCGCGGCGTCGATCTGCGCATCGTCCGCTACACCTACGACGTGTTCCAGCCCTGGCAGGCGACGCTGGAGGTCGGGCAGCCAACGCAGACCCTGGCCGCGATGATCGCCGGGACGGTCCAGGCCGCCAACTTCGTGAAACAGTCCCTGCGCCCGAACCCCGGCACCGGCAACCTCCTGCGCGGGTTCGTGAACACGTTCGCGACGACGATCAACTCCGCCAGCGGCAAGCTGATGTGGAGCGACGACACCCTCCAGGCGATCGAAGTCAACGGCGCCGGCGTAGAGACCGGCAAGCGGGTCCGGATCACGCCCGGCGGGGTCGGCATCAGCACGGACGGCGGAGCGACCTTCGTTACGGCCATGACCGGGCAGGGTGTGCTAGCGAATACCGTGATCGTGTCTGACCTCTACGCCCTGAGTTCGGATGACGGGTACACGCAAGTCAAGGGCGACGGGCTGCACGTGTTCGATGCTGCCCTGCAGGAGCGGGTCCACGTTGGGCGCTGGTTGGTGTCCAGCCTGGAACACTATGGCATCCGGATCTTCAGCGCATCCGGCACGATCCTCCTAGATGATCAGGGCATTTTGCAGAGTTGGCAGGAGGGACGCGCCGATAACATCGATGTTGGGTACCCGATGATACTGAACGTTTACCTGCCGGCAGAGACCCGGGTTATCAAGCGCGGCCTGCTTCGATTCCGCCCGTTGGCATTCCGGGCGTATGAAACCGGGGCGGCCAGTGGCGGCGGCGCGACCGCTACGAGTAGCAGTGGTGGCGGCACCACTGCTACCAGTACGTCAGGCGGCGGAACAACGGCCACCAGCACCTCAGGAGGTGGCAGTACAGTAACCTCGCTGACGGCAAGCCTGTGGGATTATACAGCCTGGGTACCTGACGCTGTCACTGATGCAGGCAGTCACAATCACGGTGGAGCGACTGGCAGTGCGGGTTCGCACAATCACGGCATCACTCCGGGGATTTGGCTGGCTGTGTCGAGTAACGGTAGCTCTGTGACGGGGTACCAGGGCTGGTTACAGGCGAGTGATCATTTCCACAGCCTGAGTATCGACGGCAGCCACTCTCACGTCCTGGAAGCCAATCACCGGCACAGCGTCACGATTGGAGACCATGCTCACAGCGTTACGATCTTGGGACACACCCATGATGTGACGATTACGCCGCACAGCCACACCGTTGTGGTTCCGTCTCACGTTCATAGCGTCGTCTATGGAATTTATGTGGGTCCAACTCCGGGATCAATTTCCGTACAGATCAACGGTGTAGATCGGACTTCTGCGTTGGGTGGACCGTGGGTAACAGACCAAGCCAGTATCGACATTGCGCCATATCTGCAAGCCGGGCAATGGAATACCGTTTCTTTGGGTTCATTCGGCCTTGGGAGAGTAGACGCTTCGGTGTTCGTTCAAATTTTCATGGGGGTGTAGTTAATGAGAGAGGCAAAGATTGATCGGATTGGGAAAACGGTTACGCTGACCAGAACGGAAACGGTGACGATCCTTGAAGCCGACTTGCCGAAGCATCGGGAGCAGATCCTGATGCGCCTGGAGGACGTGCGGGCACAGCAAAAGCGCCTGCAAGGTGTAGAGCAGGCGCTTGTGAATGAACTCGAAGCGGTCGACGGCGCGCTTGGAGCTAACCCGGAATCAGGGAATCAAGCCGGCACTCCGAAGATCGGGTAGATTTACAAACAGCATTCCGTCAGTCAATTTTCCTCGGACGGCGACACCGGTTTCCGATGTTCCGCTGAATTCTATGGCGCCCTTGGTCGGAAGCTTTACCAGGTGTCCGTTACCGGCGATGTGCACAATCCCGTTTGTGCCGTCAGGGATAGAGACTTCCAATGGATATTGAGCGGCGACGTCTTTTAAGCGAACCCATTCGCTCGTCTCAGAGACGACGGATTGCACTAACGGTTTTGCCGCCTCCTTACTCTTCACGACCACCCGCCGCCCTGCCCCGTCCCATTCCACCGTCGCCCCCAGCGCCTCGGCCAGTGCCCGAGCCGGAATCATCACCCGACCGTCGATGACCTGCGGCTGCACGTCCATGGTGAGCGGCCGGCCGTCGACTACCAACTGAATGGCCGGGGCTTCGGCGTTCCCCGGAGACGCTATGATGACGAGCATAACCGCACCTAACGTCAGGCCCAACCAAGTCTTAACCTTTCCGCGCATAAGGCATTACCCTCCATGTTCCCAGACCGGTTCGCATATCGCAAGTTCTCCGCAAACCATGACTTCAGGTTTTGATCGCTTATCAGGAGGCCAGTTTCGGGATTCCCAATAGTTCTTTGCCCAAATGGACGCCAAGTCAAGGCTTTCTTCAAATGAGCGGCCATTGGGTATCTGTAGCAATCCCATGTCGAAGACCCCAACAATCTCACTAGAGATTCCCGGCTCGCAACGATAGATGGACCACTGTTCCCGCTGCCCGGTTAGGAAGCGAATAGCGTTTTCGATATCAGCGAAGCAAAATCGGCAATCCAGGCGGGAAGGAACAGATGAGGCGACGGTCAGGCGAGTGTGCTCGACGATAGCCTCGATTAGCAAACTGCGGACCATTGCGCAATCAGAAACGTAGAGAGTCCACACCGCTTCAGGCCCAATCAGAAGTGCTTGCTGCAGAGCCTTAAGGTATCCTGAGTAGCGTTTTTTATAGCTAAACACCGGGACTTGATGTCCAGGGTGCAGGTTCGGGGTATCCACTCGAAAAAGCTCCACTGATATACCCCCTTTCGCCCACCAGTATGAGCGAAAGGTGCGAACTTTTCAACGGGCACCTCACCAGGGGGTGCCCCTCTTTGCGCCCCTTTTTCGCCAGCAGGGGAGTGCACACCCCGGCCGCCGTCGCCAACCTCCCGGCGGCCCGCTGGTGATTTTTGATGGCATGCCGAGGTTGGAAAAACGCCAGGAGGTTGCACCATGACCGAACAGCGGGTTATGAAGGCGTCTCACATGGGTTCCTTGGAGATCGGTGGCGTTTCGGTTCCGTGCGCGGTGTTGGAGGAGGAATCACCAGAAGATCCAGATGACGATCCGCTACGCGTCTTTGATTATGACGTTCTTCTGGGATTGGTTGGCTTCTCCAGTCAATCCGAATTGACGGCTTGTATCAGGCGATACATTAGCCGAGAAATCCCGGATTTCCTTGTAACCACGCTGGCGGAACCGATCCAGTTTACGGGCAGCGCTGGAGAAATAAGAAAGGGCCTTCCTTGTGAAATCCCCGCCCTGCTGTATGGGTTGCTGTCTGACGCAGATGGCGCGGGGTTGCTAACCATCAAATTACAGCGAGTTGCTCGGCGCCTTGCTGAATTGATGCAGGGATTTGCGGCGGCCGGTCTGCGTGCATCGTTCGAACACGATCATGCTGAGGAACGCGATTGCGGCTACCGGTGGCCCACTGCGTTCTCGGGTTCTTCGACGGCCGGAAAAAAGAAGCGCAAGACGCGGGACTGTTCAAGAGGCGGCTGGATCTATTTTATCCAGTGGGGAGATGGGGGGCCGATCAAAATCGGCTTCTCCGATCGCCCTGATGAGCGATTGGCCGCTCTGTCGACCGGATCCCCTGTACCCCTTCGTCTCCTTGGGCAGATGCGCGGAAATAGGGGCCTGGAGCAAGCCTTGCATCGGAAATTCGAAGAAGACAGAGTCCGCCGCGAATGGTTTCATCCCAGCGGTGCTCTATTGCAGTATGTCGCTACAGTATCGATTCCTTAGGGCTCAAAACTGGGACATGTTCAAGTGGCTCTTCAAACGGGTCTACCCGCGGGCTGGCGATCAGACGGAGTTTTGGTTGGATGATTCCCAGTAGGGCGCGCCAAGGGCGCCCTACTCCATGTCCCAGCGCAGCAGGGGGCACTGCGGCGAAGGAGGCGATACCGATGAACTGGACGATGTTCCTGGCAGAAGGCACGGCACCGGCGAACGAATATTCCATGTGGATTGCCCTGGTGGCCGTCATGCTCTCCCTGGTGACACTGGCTCAAAGCGCCATCAAGGCACTGAGCAAGAAGGCAGAGAGTGCGGCGCCGCCTGACCGGGACGCCATGGTGGCGGTGGTGGTCGACAACACTCGGGCAATCGAGCGGCTCACGGCGGTGATCGACGGATTCCTCAAGGAGCAGGGTAAGGCGGTGGACGACATCCGTGTCCAGCAGCTGAAGCTGGCTGAGGTAATCCAGGGCATCGACTACCGGACCAAAGAGATCCTGAAACACCTCGAACGCTCGGCATAGGCCGGGCCATTTTCGTGCCCAAGGAGGTAATCACCGTGTATCAAGTGTTGCAGCGGTTTCTCCAGGAAGATCTGCAGGAGCGCACCCCTCTAACGGCCACGCGTCTGGTGGCGCATAGCACGGCCAACCCCGGCGCCACCGACGAGGGTCATTTCCGCTGGCTGGACAGCGCCCGGCAACATGGCTGGGCGCATTACTACCTGGATTGGGACTCCATCAGCCAGCTGGTGCCCGAGGGGTTTGTAGGCCCCGCCAACGGCCCCACCGCCAACGCCGACAGCATCAGTTTCGAGATGTGCGAACCGGCGGCCGGGCCGAACGCCACGGCGCAGTTCCTGCAGGTCTGGAATCGGGCCGTCTGGTTAGCGGCCGACATCCTGCACCGCTACGGCTGGGGCATCGATCGCCTGTTCTCACACGCCGACATCAGCCGGCTCTACCCGCAGGACACCGACCACCAGGACCCGATTGCGTTCTTGGCGCAGTATGGCCGGACCTGGGACCAGTTCAAGAGCGACGTGGCCACGGCGCTGTTCGGCATCGGGCGGTTGCCCACGCCGGCGCCCTGGCAGGACGTGCTCATGGATCAGATGCTGCAGGCCGGCCTGCTTCAGCAGCGGCGGCATCCGATGCAGCCGGTGCTCTGGTGGGAGCTGGCGGCCGTGGCGTTGCGGCTGGCGCCGCCGAAGGCGGATTCGATCGAAAGGAGTTGATTCCGTGAGCACTGGTCTTGAAGGCCTTCAGGCGTTCGGCATGGGCATCGCCCTGGTGATTTTCCTGCTGGTGGAGCGGGCCGCCATGGTGCATCTGCTCAAGACCCCCGCCTCCCGGTTCCTGGCGCCCGGTTTCCTGGCCTTGCTGGTGGCGGTCCTCTGGTACATCGCCCAGCAGCCCAAACCACCCCTGTATGCCCTCCTGGTGGCCTGGCTGGGTCTCTGGGTGGCGGCCATGATGGTCAAGAGCACGGTCAAGGATGGCGCGCAGAAGCCACCGACGACCCCGGCCCCCTAATTACGCGGTCCCAAAGCAAAAGCCCCCGGCCTCCCCCCACAGGGAACGCCGGGGGCTTTTTGCGTTGTTACCGGCCCATCAGCCACTGTGCCAGGAGCCCGGCCGCCACGATCGGCACCACCCACAGCAGCGCCCGCTCGTATGCCTGCCATGATCGGTGCCGTCGGTCATATCGCCACCCGCCCACGCGAAACCACCCCCGCTGTAATACGGGGGTGGTGACGGAGAGGTTCGATCAGGCAGAAGCAGAACCTGTTCGCCGCGGGTATTTCTGGCTGAACGGCATGTAGGGTGCGGGCGGATAACCCGAGCGTACCACCAGCGGCAACCCGAGCGACTGCAACGTCGTTAAGAGCACGGGCAGGGACATTCCGCCGCCGCTCATCTCCCAAGAATTGATGTGAGTGTCGCAGCCATGAGCGTGCAGTGCGACATCCCGAAGTCGCAGTCTCTGACCGTGCCGGGCGGCACGCATCAGGGCGCGCAGTTGGCCCACGTCGGTAATGCGGTATTCCGCCGTCGCCTCACTCGTATCAACATTTAAGTGAGGATGCGGGCAGGCGGCGTCGGGAGGGTAGGGAGAACGCACAATCACCTGCAGGTTCAGCGCCGCGAGCGTCCTCAATAGCAGCGGCGGCGACATCGAGCGATCCCCTCTCTCGAAGTTGGCCAGGTGACCGATACAAACGCCGGCGCTATCTGCAACGTCGTGAAGTCGCAGGCCTTGGCCGCGTCTGGCGGCGCGCACCAGGCCCCGCAGCGCATCCTCGCCGGTGACAACGTATTCCACCCTCACCCCTCCCTTCGCCGCACAGACCCGGTGCTACCGGGTCCCGACGCCGCCAATCGGCCCGCCGGTTCCCTGCTCCAGCGTGGTCACGACGCCACCAACACCAACGCCGCCGATGTTGCCGTGTTCGGCCGACGCCACACCAGCCACGCCCAACGCCAGAACCACGGCCAGGACCAAAGCCGCAAGCTTCTTCTTCAATGTAAACCCTCCCCCGATTTAATCTCCCGGCGAAACCGGACCCGCGGAGCCGGGGGTGCTATTGCACCCCGCTCCGATGCAGCTGCACCTGCGCCCGCAGCGCCGCAGCATCGTTGATCAGCCGGGCGTCCCGCGCATCGGCCGCGAACGTCACGGCCACACCGGCGAGGCCCGCCGCCGCCTCCCACCGCTGCTGCGCCATGGCGGCCCGACCTGCCAGCCACGCCGCCTGCGACAGCACCTCGGTGTCAGTGATTTCCCCCTGGTGCGAGGTCCGGAAAAGCTGCTCGCAGAGCGCCGCCGCCTGCGCAGAGTCTCCGGTGACGAGTGCCAGGAACGCCTCACCCAGCGTCTGGTGTGCCCGGTCGATGGAGTCGCCTGCGAGCGGGCGAGCCGCGGCCAGGTGCTCCTGGGCCGCCTCGCCCCGGTTCAGCAGGCACAGCACCCACGCCGCGTTCTGGCGGGCCTTGACGGCCAGCGGATCAGCGGGGGGCATCAGCCGCAGGGCCTCCTCGTAGGCCCCCGCAGCGGCCTCCAGGGCTTCCTGCTGGCGCAGGCAGAGCGCCCGGTAGAAGTGCGCCTTCCCCTCCGTCCCGGCCAGGTCCGGGTAGAGCGTGGGCAGTTCGGTCAGGTACGTGTCGAATTGCGTCAGCGCCCCGGCCGCATCGCCCAGTTCCCGGCGCACCATGGCCAGGTGAAAACGGATCTGCCCCAGCCGCCGGGTCGGCTCACCGCTGTGCGGATACTTCGCCAGTGCCGCCTCCGCCAGTTCGCGGGCCTCGGCCAGGTCCCGCAGCCCGAATGCCGCATGACTGCCCCGCAGCAGCAGACTCGCCGTCACCGGCCCCGCGGTGCGCAGCCGGACGAACTGCGCCCAGGCCTGTGGGTACTGGCAGGTCTCCAGGTAGCCCAACATTTCCTCCACCGTCATCCCCCCATCATATTCGCTCCCGACGAACCCCATTATCAGGGAATTTATGGCATTTGTCCATGCCGCATGCATGACACCGTTCGACACGGGCGCGGAGAGTTGTGAGCGTGTTTAGGGCGTGAAAAATCCCCCGGCCGGAGGGTCGGGGGAGTGGGCTACTGGATGCCGTAGTATGTCTGCTTCGCTCGCCGCACGGCCCCGGAGCGTTGGGCGTAGGATGTGCAGCCGAGCCTTTCCAATCCATTTGGCCCCTTGGCAAAGTAGGCGCTGCAGTTGGTAGCCTTCGCCTCTTGGGCGGTCATCGGCGCTTGCCACTGATTCGCCTTTTCGTCCCACCTCGCTACTACCCACCGGCCGTCCTTGAGTTGGTGGACCACGTCGTTCAAGGCCAAGATTTCGGGCATAACGGCCCCTCCTTCCTATCCAACCGGCGGCCGGTTCTGCCGGCGCTGCCAGTCATCCAGCGTCCAGACGGTGAACTGCCCGCCGGTCACGGTGTCCTGACAGTTCACGCCGTAGTTGTAGACGAGCCTGCCGTTCGCTGCTCGCTCCTCTACGTTGGACATGCCCGTGGTTTCCACGCCGGGAATGTCCTTGTTGATGATGCGCATCAGGGCCTCAGCCTGCTTCTTCATCACGTGAAACCCCTCCTCGGGTTCGAATTCCGGCCTGCGTTATCGCTGCCCGTAACCCTGTTCGGCCATGTACGCCTCAACCCATGGTCTGTCGGTCCCGGCGGGAACGACCTTCATTTCCTTCTGCACGTCACCGTGGATGAACAGCGTCCAGGAGTCGCCGTCGACCATGATCCGCCAACTCCACCCACAGTAAACCCCGTGATGAGCAATACGCATCTCCAACATTCGCCTCGTCTCCCTTCGCTTTCGATAACTTCGTTGTCACACGATTCTATACGGTGTTTGTGACTTCCTGCGACCTCCCCGGCGGTGCCGCCGGATCATCGGTTTCGGCCCGAAGTCGGCGAGCCATCAATCCAACAGTTCCAGGTAGCCCTTCGCCGTCTCCCGGTCGAAGTCGGACCGGCTAAGTACCTGTTCGCCGCCCGGCCACCGGATGGCGACTTCGGCATCGGTAGCATCCACCACCCGACCCGCAATCATCTGATTGCGGTGCCACACCGAAGCTAGAAGCAACCCGGAACCATGAGCCGCGCAGAAGGCCCGGTCCTTCGCTGTGAACTCCGTCATTCTCCACATCCTCCTTCGTGCTGGTGCAAGGCTGGTAGTCAGATGACTTCGCAGTCGGGGGCGGGGACGTACCCGCTGTGGCCTTCGAGCTTCAGCGAAACGGTCGGGCTGCCGTGAAATTGCACGATTTCCAGAACTCGCCCGGTCCACCTGGCTGTGCAGTCGTAGACCATCTGGCCGATGACGACATACCTGCTGCCGTAGACCTTGGCGCTCTTGAATCTGCGGTTGCCTTGTGCCATTTGCGTGTAGCCCCTTTCCTTGCTCCATCTCCGACCACCACCGAGGAGGGGACCGCCCTCCCCGTTGGCAGGTGCCGGCGTTAGCAGGGCCGGGTCAGGCCTTCGCAGCCTTCATGGCAGCTTCGACCTTGGCGTTGTGCGCTTCGTAGGTTTCGTGAATCCAGGGAGCCCGCCCACACCAGGAGAGGATTGTGCCGTTGAGAAGTTCGATGGTGATGTAGTCGGCCGAGCCGATGCGGGCGCTGCCGGTATTACGCCAGTGGTGCTTGAATTCGGGAAGCTCCAGCGTGGCGAAGTACGATTCAGAAGCGGTGTTGAGGCGATCGAGCAAACGCTTGGCGGTTTTCGACGGCTGGTAGGCCTGGATAAGGTCGTCTACGGTCTCCTGCCAAGCGTGCCGGTGAGCGCCGCCAAGAATCCGCTTGCCGTCGTAGGCAAATCCGAGCGGGCCGCCGTTGAACCAAAACATGCGGGCGATGAACTGGCCGCCATGGTGAATGTGGATCTCGGGCAGGCCGTCCTTTTCGCCGACACCATCATGCAGGGTGAAGCCATCGGGCAGAGTCACCGTAATCTCTGCAGCCTTCGTCATTTCCGCCCACTCCTTTTCTGATCAAACCTCTTGGATCGATTTGATCTCCATGATCTGCTCCTTCGTCAGCTTCTTCATCGCCAGCACCTCTTTGAGTCCTTCTGTGCCTTATTGTATCTTACTGTTCCAGATGAGTCAATAGGACACGCAAAAATACTTTACGGCACAGTGTGAACCTGCTATGATGAGAGCGACAGGAGGGGATGCCCATGCCGCAATCATGGCTGACTGCGTCTCAGGCGATGGAATTTCTGCAGGTGTCCCGGTCCACGTTCTACCGGCTCATCAGGTCGGGGAAGATCACCGCTTACGCTCTGGACGGGACCGACGATAAGCGGTACAAGCTCGAAGAGCTGGAGGGGCTGTTTAAACCGATTCAACCGGAGCAGGCAGGTGATGGCGATGCAGATTGACGATCCGGTGACCGCGTTCCGCGAGACCCACACCGGAGCCCGGCCGAAACTGCCAAACGGGTTCTGGGGCGCAGCGGACAGCGACCGGGCCATCCTGGAAGCCATCTGGACCGAGCAAGGCATTACGGCACAAACCTCCCCGGCCACCTGCCGCCGTCGCTGGTTCGACGCCTACCGCCTGGGCGCCCTGCTCCGGGCGTATCGCCGGTCGCCGTACGTCCTGCTGACCACGCTGTATCCGGGGCGGTACACGCCGGCGGACTTCCCGGAGTTCCCAAAGGCCGATGATCTCCAAGCAGAGGCATTCGGCCGGGCAGGCATCCCGGTTGAGGAACCGCTGTGGCGGCGGCGGGCCATGTCGATTCAGGTAAGGGCGAGGCGCAGACGCGACGAACCCCAGGTACCGCAGTAGCGGGCCTGGGGTTTTGCGTTGGGGGTCACCTTACACCGCTGCCGCACTAATCTGCCCACACATCTCCGGCAGGTTCGCCTCTACCAACGCCTTGACGAAATGCGGCGGCACAGCGTTGCCGCACCGGGCAACCTGGGATGCTTTCGAGCACTTCTTGCCGTTAATCTCCACGTCGATGATGTAGTCGTCGGGAAACCCGTTTGCTTTGAACAGTTCGCGGGGTTCGAGCATTCGCATGCCGATGTCTATGATTTGGTAATCCTCGCCATGGACGGTCACGAGTCCGAAGCGGTGTTTGGTGGTGACAGTCTGTAGAGGTTCGTCAAGTTCCTGACCAACGTTGGTGCTGTAATATTTCAGGAGGAAAGCCCTGACCTCGCCCAGGTGGAAGCCGCCGGCTGTAATCGTGTGCAGGGGCTCGTCCGTCCTTTGACCCACGTTTGTACCGTACATCTTGATCATGTGGCTGGTGACAAGGGCGTTGTGGTCGACTGCAGTGACCGTGGATAACGGCTCGCCCGGGTCATTGCCGGCGCCTGTATAGCCACCGCCGTAGTGCTTGACCAGAGATGCAGCTACCAGGCCGTAGCGATTCGACGCGTCCTGAGTCAGCAGCGGCTTGTCCACGGTCTGGCCACGTACTGCCGAGTTGGTAGCTTCGGTATGATACTGAGTCAAAAACGCTGTAACCAGGTTGGCCTTTCCGCTGCCGCCGGCGGTGATGGTCCCCAAAGGTTCGTCTGCGGCGTTGGCGGTGGAGCGGGTGAACTGCCGGTCGATAACGGGTGTAATGAGTGCGTGCTCGCCGCGGTGCGCCGCCGTAATCGTTGGGAATGGTGCGTCGATTGATGCTACCCGATCAGAGCCGTGGTGCGTGACGGGGATGATGAATGGAGTGGCGTTGTTTATGACGAACTTCATAATGCCCCGGGCGATCCGCCTTAACGTTGCCTCCTTCAGCGGGCGCTTGCGCTCAAAGATCGACGGGCATGGAATCGACCAATCGATGATTTCGGCGGCAGTCCGCCACGGTTGGAGCTTTCCGGATTGCACCGCCTTGCTCTTAGGGTCGCCGTGAGTCGGCTCGGGCCACACGATCGGCCAGCCGTCGCACCGGGCGACGAGGAAAAAGCGTTTGCGGATGGTCGGCGCCCCGTAATCACACGCCCGCAGCTCTTTCCAATCCACCTGGTAGCCGAACTTCCGGAGCTTGTTTACGAATGCCCGGAAGGTCTGGCCCTTGCGCTTCGGGTCGGGGTGCATAACCCGAAGTTCTAAAGGCACCTCTTCACCGGGAGCGGCAACGACTATATCACAGCTCTCGCCGTCTTCCCCATACACCTTTTTGAGTAGCCTTCCGGTTTCCGTATCACGTGCTGCGATCAGCGGTCCCCAGGTGACGAACTCCTCCACGTTCTCGATCATGATGACCCTTGGGCGGACCTGAGCCACCCAGCGGACAGCGACCCAGGCAAGACCCCTGATCTTCTTGGAGACCGGCTTGCCGCCCTTCGCCTTGCTGAAATGAGTGCAATCCGGTGAGAACCACGCAAGGCCCACAGGTTGCCCTTGCGTCACTTTGCGGGGATTGACCTCCCAGACAGACTCGCACAGGTGCAGGGTGTCTGGGTGGTTTGCCTGGTGCATAGCAATCGCGGCCGGGTCGTGATTGATGGCGATGTCGACGCTGCGGTCGATGGCCAGTGCTATCCCGGTGCTGGCCCCACCGCCGCCGGCGAAATTGTCGACGACTAACTCTCTCAGATCGGCGATGGTTATCTGATGTTTCAGGCCGCTGCCGGCCGGATGCATTTCGACCTCCACCTGGCCGGGGCGCCACTGCAATCGCTGCTGCTGTGCCCGATGCATGCTTTCACGCTCCTCGCTGTTAGACTGCCATCCCGCGCCGCCCGATCTTCGGCCCCATACGGCTCCGGTTCACCTCTGCGAGTTGCACCGCCTCCCGCAGCAGATACCGGGTATCATCCGGCCACTCTGGATCATCGGCCAGCACTGCCGCCCGTCGCAGCAACTTGCGGCGGCACCGCTGCAGGCCGTTGTCGGCGCTCCGGTAGCTGCGCCCCAGGGCCGTGGCAACCGTCTGATAGCTCCGGCCGGCCAGGATGCACCGGCGAAAATACGTGCCCTCCAGCGGCGTCAGAGGCTCGGCCAGGGCTTCGATCAGTTCTTCGGCACCCTCGCCTACCAGCGCCGCCGGATCGTCGCCCAGACCACTGGGGTCGGGCAGATCCCACCAGGCGATACGCGGCTCGACGATGCCGCCCCGGTCGAAGTGGGCCGGGATGTCCAGACTGGCGCCGTAGTTCAAGGGCCGGTGCTTGAAGCGGCCGTACAGCTTGATGGCCTCGATTAGCTGGCGTTCAACGCACATGGTCATGAAGGCGAAGAACGGACTGCGCCCGTCCCAGCCCTTCAGGGCATCCAGTACGCCGCGCATGGCCTCCTGTACCATGTCAGCCTCCTCGGCGCCGGCCAGGAACAGACCCCGGCGGCGGATCATTTTCCGCACCACTGTGTATGCTTCGCGGCAGAGCCGGTCGGTGGCATCCGGGTCACCTTGCTGCGCCAACGGGGCGAGGCTGCAGATGATGTCACGGTCGGTCAATTATGCCGCCTCCTTCGGGGGCCATCGCCAGATCGGGCCTTTTTCGGTGAGGACATCGTAAGACCGCTCGCGCCGAGAGATGTAGGGCGACCAGATATGGCGACCGTTGAAGTGCATCTGCACCGACATAAAGTGCTCATACGGTTCATACAGCACTGTGCCCTTTGCCCAGCCCAGCGCAGGCCAGCTACGAGCATACAGTATCTCAACCACGTCGCCCTTCACCGGCCGCCTGACCTCCAGCGGATCCGGCTGCAGCAGTTCCTCGGCTTCGAGCTGCTTGGCCTGCTGTCTGATCATGGCGTCTCGCTGATCGGCAGCCGTGGCCCGGTGAGCACTGCGCTGAACGAAGCCAGGCTTGACCTTGATCTTTCGCAGCTTGCGTTCCTCCCGGGACGTGTCGGGCCGGTGCACATCCACCGGCCCCAGATCGAATTGCAGTTGTTCGGCCACGTTCTACGCCCCCTCCTTCATCTCCCACCAAACCCGCCCCAGCGGCCACCACCACCCATGCCGCCAATCCCTGGGCCGTGCCAGCACGCCCACATCGATCAGCCCGCCGTGGCACCGGTACGTCACGGCGTAGCCGGTGCGCACCTCGTGGCCGTGCTCGTTCACGCACAGGACCGCGGGCGGGGGAGCACCGCCACGGAGAACCTTGTAGGGCACGCAGTCCTGCACGGCGATGATCAGGGCGGACTCCCAGCCCTGCACGGTGAAGTCCTTGCCGCAGCAGGGGCAGCGGATTGAGTCTTCCTCGAAGAACCAGGTGGGCCGTGGCATGGGCTTTAGAGCCTCTGTCCATTGAGCATGTACGGCACTGCATCACCGCGCTGTTCCGTCGCCAGTTTGCGGAATCGATCCTGAATCCAGGCGAACCACTCGGCGTCGGATGTTGCCAAGGAGATGAACCCACCATCAGCCGCCAGTTGCCGATACTCCCGCAGTTCACCGCTGAGTCTGGCCCGCAGTAGGTACCACCAGGGCGGTTCGTAGAGGTGTGAGAGCTTGTCAGCCCAGCATAGCCGGCTGGGTTCCCGGCCGTCCTTCTTGGCTAAATGCCTGCTGTGCAGAAGGGTCAGATCGCCGTATGCCGGGCCGAACAGCCACGTGGCAACCCTGGCTCCCAGCCGGGGGTGCTCCTCGCCTTCGGGACCGTCCATGTTCGGACAGCCCCAGTAGCCCCAGTCGTGGATGATGATGCAGATGACCTCACGCCACGTCGGACGTCCGTAGAGCGAAACCCAGGCCCGGTAGACCGTCAGGGGGTGCCAGATGAATTGATGCACGCCCCACAGCAGGGAGCGAGTGCCCACGGGCAGGATTCGTTTGAACATAGCTGTCATGCCGCCTCCTCTGGTTCAACTGCCAACATCACCTGCACCGGCGGGGCCGCCGCCATGAGCCGTGGCAGGGCCTCCGCCAGCACCGCTTGAATCTCTGCCGACCGGGACGCCAGGTAGACCGGCCAATCCCGCTGTGAGTACTGAGTCAGTTGGAACGGCTTGTAGGGGTCCATGGCGTCGCCGCCGTTCTTCGCGGCGTACTTGGTTTCCTGGAGACACCAGGAGTACGGCTCGGCGGCCGTGCCGTCCCACTGCTTCAGGTGCAGTCGCATCTCAACCGGGCGGCCACCAGGCAGGGGCTGCAGGGGCATCGTGGCGAGCCAGATGCGGTACCGGCAGCCGCGGGTCTTTGGTACCCGCTTCAGGGGCCACTGCCAGGGGGTCAAGCCGATTCCTCCACCGTCACATGCCCTTCGGTGGGCTGCTCACCCTGTTCCAACCGTTTCCGGCACGGCTTGCAGTCGATCACACCGGCACTCACTTCAATCCGCATGCAACTGGCAGGCGCGTATTTGCAGTCTTCAAAGGCATGCCGCTTGCTGCTGCTCACGTACGCCCGAACGATTCCTAACAGTCTCATTTGCTGTTCGTCCCCCCCTCGTCGTACCCCGAACCGATGAATTTCTTCCCGCCCTTGGGGTTCTTCTTCCGCCGCCGCCCGGACTTCGACCCGCCCCCCGGAGCAGGCGGGCCATTCATCAGGCTGTAGTCAATCCGGCTGTTGGACTGCGGCACCCGTGGGATGCCGGGCATGGCGTTCAGTTGCTCCTGCACCCGGGCGACGTGCTGCTTCCACCGCGCTTCATCGACCACGTGCCCGGCTTGATAGCCGAATGCCCGCTCAATCAGTTCGTTGTCCTCTGGCATCGGCTCTGGCTTCACGCACGCTTGCCGCGGGGGCTGCCCACCGCCGCCCGAGGGCGGCAGGTCGATGCTCTGGTCGCAGCCCGGCACCGGGCACCGGTAGCAGTAACCGGCGGTACCGGGCACCTCCACCATGGAAATCTTGTGGCGACTGCAGGTCCGGATGTCCATCACTGGCACCTCCAGCGGGCAGAATGTCCAGGGCAGGGCGAGAGCCATGGCGGCGGGCCTCCTTGGGGTGGTTAGTTCTGTTCCTGGTTCGCCGGGACCGGCACGACCTGATAGCCCGGCGGGCAGATGCGGATGGCGTGTTTGAGGTTCGCCACCTGGATGCGGGTTGTGCAGTCATCGCAGACCAGGGCGACGGTGCCCGTGTCAGGCACGTCGGCGTTGCAGTAAACACAGTGGAGCATCACGCCACCCGCCCTTCCAGCAACATCGCCAGGGGGACCACGGCGCTCAGTTCCACATGCGTTCCACCGTTGACAACCCGCACCGTCACGACGGAATCCTTCAGGTGGAGCACCAGGGCGCCGGATTCGACAGTGGCCGTTACTGGGGCTACGGGGCCGTTTGAGCCGTCCGAGGTTACGGGGGTGCAATCGCCCTGCCCGGTGGGTTGCGTGGGCAGGGGCTCGGCCACGCGCGCGGGCTGGGGCGCCGTGGCGATTGGCGCGGACGAAGCGGACTGCGGCGATTCGGTGTGCATGGCAGCGTAATACTGCCTGTTTTCCCGGCTACCGGCGTCGCACAGGCAGAAGACGCCGTCTTCGGGAGCGCCAGCGTACCCGGTATCGCCGCAAAACGCACAATCCCAGGCAGGCTTTTTCGCATCGGGCTGCACCGCAGGGGCCGGAGCGGGCGCCGGAATGACCACGGGCGGCAGGGCCTGGGAGCCGGAAGCGGCCTGGGCGATCGCAGCGGAGTGGCCCTTGACGGGCCGGGCGATGCCCTGCCGGACGTTCAGCCGGGCAGTCGCCAGGCGGCCGGAAATGCGCTTCTCAGGGACATTCAGCAGGGCGGCCATCTCAGCGCCGAGTTTGCCGTTACGGGCCTGGATTTCATCGGCCATCTTGACCAACTCGGGATCGGACGGCCACACATATTTCGCTACAGGCATCGGTTCATGCACCTCCTCTTGGGCAGGCAGGTTGACGGGCGCGGGGTCCGGCGCCACCGTGATGACCGTGGGCGGCGGCGCCGGTGGGTGGATGATTTCCGGGGCCGCGGTGCAGGGGATGGTGGGTTCGGACTGCGGCAGATCAGATGCAGTCCAAGGGTTGTACTTCGGGCGTTCGAGGGATTTCAGGCGGGCGGCAATCTGCTCCGGCGTCCACTGCTCCGAGGTGTACGGCTTGAATTCCGGGGCGATCTCCGTGGGGCAGAACCGGCCGCCGTCGACCTTCACCAGCCATTTCCGGCCGGTGAGGTTATTCAGCCGGCCAAACACCTCGTCATGATCGCGGCCGGTGACTTCGATCAACTCCGCCAGCGTCGGCCACTGACCGGTGCGGCCCTGGAAGTCCTGGATGAACCGCAGTACCCGCATCGGGCCGAACGGTTCGCCGCGCTGACCAAACGGTTGAACGCCCACCTGATTCACCCGCCTTCCTACGCGGTCGCTTTCAGATAACCGCCCTGCTCTAACCGGGGCTTCCACCGGTCCAGCCAGACGCTCCGGGCAGCCCGGCTTACCCGGTTACTGCCACCGCGGGGCGCACTGGCTTCCAACTGCAGCATGTTGCGGTACCGCCGGACGGTCAGGCGGTCGATGCCCAGCAGTTCGGCAATCCAGGTGTCCCGGCCGCCGTCCCGGACCATCTCTGTCAGGACCGCATCCGGCAACGGCGGCCGGCCAGGGTACGTATCCAGGAGCCGCAAGGCGGTGAGCGCCTGGTCGATGCGCAGCTTATGGACGGTCTTGACCGCCGCCTGCGCCTGATTCGCCAGGATGGTTCGGGCGGCTTCGATCTGCGCCATGTCGATACCCTCGGTCATGGTCATCGCCCTCCTTATCCGGCGTTGCCGTTTGTGCCGGTCGCGGTCTCGGGCCGGCTACCGGGGAACTGAACGACGTTGTCAGGCTTCACGTAAGGCGTAGTGGGCTGCCAGTCGTCGGGCTGGGCAGGAACGGTTACAGCCGGGATTTCACGCTTGCCGTCAGGGCCCTCGATGGTTAGGGCCGGCGGGCCGTCGCCACCGACGTGCAGCGTGGCCCTTTCGGTGGGCTTCAGGTAGATGCCGCCGGCCTGAGGTGGGGCGTAGAGTTCGTCGAGGGCTCGGGAGATTCGTTCGCGCTGCACGTCGATCGCCTGCTCTAGTGTGAGTTGCTCTGCCTTTGGCTTCGCAGCGCCGCCCAGAGCCGCCGCCCGCTGCCGCCGCTCTTCGGTCCGGGCCTGAATAAACTTGATCCGGCTTTGCCCCACGCGCCCCCACTCGAAACCGGGAGCCATGATATCGGGGGGTTCACCGTGCTTGTCGCTGGACCATTTGAGCCCGACCCGGTCCGCGATGACCTCCAACTCCTGGATGTCCCAGCCGCCGATGCGGCAGTCGCCGCTGTCGCCAACGGCTTCGAACAGGAGTAATTGCTGCAGCAACAGGATGTAGCACTGGTTCCGGGTCATCCAACCGTTGTTCTGTGTGAACCACTCGATCATCCAGGTCTTTTCGCCGGCTTCCAGGAAGTCGGTGAGCTTGCCGCTGATCTTGCTGACCTTGGCGGGGGTCGGGCGGCCCTTGGTGGACGGCTCGCTGACGGTGTCCAGGACGAACAGGATGTCAGAAGGAGACGGGCAGTCGGCGAGCAGCTCGGGGTGGCGCTCGATCAAGGCGTAAGCCATGTCAATGCCGTCTTCCCAGATGCGGCGGGGGCGATCGTTTTCATGATCAGGCATGGGGTTCAGGCTCCTTTCGGGTTCTACGTGGAACCAATTTTTGGTAACTGAAATTCGCGCTTCCTTAAGGTCAGGCGCCGAGGCGCCCAAGCGTCCGGATCAGCACGCCACCCTCTGCCGCCAGGATGGCCGCTGCAGCGTCGCAGACATGTTCCCGTTCAGCGGCGATCTTCGGCATCCAGCTACCCCAGTCGAAGGCGTCACGAACACCCAACTCGACTTGCTGCTTCGTAGCGTCCCGGCACCGGGTAGCGGCCTTTTTGCCCTCCATGGGCGTCGTGACCTCCAAGGGCAGGCTGTCCAGTTCTGCCACGGCCGCCACGATGGCGGTGGCCATGCCCATCGTTCGGGCGGCCCGACTGCTCTGGGCGCCGCCGCTCGGCATCTCGCAAATGATGCCGACAGGGTCATACTGTGCAATCACGCCCTGCAGGTAACGGGCGTGGTCCTGGCAGCGGGCGGTGTCATCGTCGGCGACCCGGACCTTGCGCTTCTTGGCCGCCGCCTGGGTCAAGCTGGACCCGGCAAACAGGACCGTGCGGCCCTCTACCACCAACACGCCCATGCCGTTGAATCCGGCGTCGATGCCCATGATGCGGTTGGTCACGACGGCATCGCCGCCGGCTTCTCAGGCACGTCCCCCCGCAGTAGTAGCGTCACCAGGACGGCCGTCTGCTCCTGCTGCTGGCAAAGGAGGGCAGCGGCCTGCTGAATCTGGGTCTGGGCAGCGTGGAATTCCCAGGGCTGGCCGATGTTCTTGGCCTCGACCATCTGTGCATGGTGGCGGGCGGCCAGGGCGAGGTGCAGTTCGGTCTCGTGCTGCAGGGCTTCCATGTTGAATCCGGGCCGGGACGTCAGGTTCTGCGGAATTGCGGACGGGGTTTTGGGGTCGGTCATGAAGGAACACCAGCTTTCAAATCCGGGTTGGCTCTTGCCGCCTTAATCTGCTTCCGCATGAAGTCCAGCGCCCAAAAGAGCGCCCCGCTCGTCGGAATGTGCTTGTGCTCGATCGCGGCCCCGACCACCATGCCGAGCATGCCGCCCACCACGGCTGCCCGTTGCGGCATGGTCAGGCATTCCAGGTCGGCGAGAGCCTCCAGCAGCATCTGCCGCTGAATCGGGGAGTAGCGGGGAGTGCCGGTTTTATCATCGACTTCTGACTCGGTCTGCTGTGCCAGCCGGCTCAGTTCGCCTTGCGCCCGTGCCAGCCGGTCCACCGCCTCGCCGATGATTGCACCCTGTACCGGGTGGATCAGTTCGTAGGCTTCGGACACCAGGCGCTGCACCTGCCGAAGGTCTTCGGTGATGGTGGTCATGCCGCACCCCTCCCCTCACGCGCCCGGCGGCCTTCGGCGTGGATTCCGGCTTCCGTTTGGGCCATCAGGCGGTTGAAATCGATGTGCTCGTCCCGCCGGTCGTCGGGCACCATGCGGACCATTCGGGGCGCAGAGACCGGTTCAGGGACCGCCACCGGCTTCGGCAGCGGCAGGGGCTCAGGTGGTGTCGCCAGAGCGGCCCAGTAGGCGGCGGTGCGCCCGCTGGGAGCGGCGGCGGTCTGCTCGCCCTGCCAGTGCGTCGGCGGGCCGATGATGGGCCGGTCGAGTACCGGCGGTTCGCGCCGGGGGACGAACGCCGGCGACACCAGATTGGCCGATGCCTGGAGTTGGGTCACCCGGGACAGCGGGGCGCCGGTGATGGCGGCGGTGTCGCCGGCGCTTTTGCCCTCGCGGAGCAGGGCGATGATCTGGGACTCGGGAATGCGGCGCGGGCTGTGGGGCATGGGGTTTCACTCCTTCCGGAACACGAGGATGTCTTCGCCACAGGGCAGGAGGACTTTGCCGCCGTTCTTCTCGGGCTTGCGAGCGTTGAGTCGGACGAACGGGGACACCTTGCTGATGACCTGGCCGTTGTCGATTTTGCTGGTGAGCGCCAGCGCCCGATCGTGCAGCAGCCAGCCAACAGCCTCCATGAGCCGGATGGTGTCGCCCACCAGGTTGACCCGGCGTTTGTCTCTCCTGTAATCTTTCAGCACCAGGATGCAGAGACCGCCCTGCCGCACCACCTGCCAGCAGCCCCGGTAGATGAGGACCATCGTCTCCAGGTACTGCATGTCCGGCCACTCGGCTTCGGGGATGGCCTCCCCTGCCGTGAGCCGGGCAGCGATGATCAGGGCCTTGTCCATGCTGCCGTACTTGAGGTTGCCGACGTTGGTGCGGTCGCGGGCGCCCTTCTTGACCCGGGCTTCGCCAGTGTAGTTCGTCATCGCGGAGCCTTCGCCGAATTGGTGGTCGCCGCCGTCCTGGCGAATGTCGCCGTAAGCGGGGCTGGTGATTACGGCGTCGACTTGTGGACCGTCATGGTTGGTGGAAGCGTAATGCCGTTGCCCGAACCCCTTCCAGCGGTACCCGAGGCCCTTCTCGTCCACCACCGCTGCACTCGTCCGGCGGGTCAGGTCCTCGCCCGCGGTATCCGCAGGGCCGTAGGGCGGAGAGAACACGGCTACGTCATATGTAGCGCCGATGCCCCGTTCAACCGGCGGGCGGCCGTCGCCGTTGATGCCGGTGAGCGCCATACCCCGACCGGTCTGCGTCGGGCCGAAGGGCGGGGACATCACGGCGGCATCGTACTGAGGGGCCATCATCGCTCGCTGTCCGGCGCCAAAGTGCCAGTTGCCACGCAGTTGGCCGCCGTCCTGAATCGCTTGCCGCAACCTCTCTGCTCGCCCCTCCATCCTCCCGGTGCGCTGCTCCAGCGCCTCCCCGTACGGCGGTGAAAACACAGCCGCATCCATCAGCCCTGCCAGCAACTCCGGCAGTCGCCGGGCGTCACCGTGAATGACCCGCATGGTGCCCGGTGCACCCCGGTACGCCGTCCGAACGCTGTTGGCATAGGCGACGTTCGCCCAGTGCCGCACCAGCTCTACGCAGGTCACATGGCGGCCCCGCTCGGCGCCCTCAACCCCGGTGGTACCGATGCCGCCCATGGCATCAACGATGTGCCAACCGGGTTCGGTGTAGGTATCGATGATGGCCCCGCACACGTCGGGCTGCATCTTGCCGGGGTGTTTGACCGAAGCAGGGACGTACCGTTTGCCACGCTGGGCCTCGATGGATCGTTGACCGGTGAGCCACAGGGCGGACTCCTGGGCGAGGTTTGGCGGAGCGATGGGTTCGAACTCGCCGCGGGACGGCTTGCGGGGTTTGGTGGCGGGTTTCTTGACCACTTTGGGGCGGGGCGGCGCCGACTCGTCAAAAAGACTTACCTGGTGGTGCATCGGTGCTGCCAATTACCCCGCCTCCCGTTGATTCAGCCTCTCGATCGCCGCCAGCGCCCGGCCCAGGTCCCAATCCGTGACCGCCGGCTCCTCTGGTGTTGGCGTCCGGACCCCCACCTCGCCGCCGAGGTCGATGGGCTGCGGGACCGCATCCGGCGTGTCCGTCACCCAGAGCCAGCCGTCCGGGGTCTGGACCGGCCAGTACCGCCCAGCGCCGTCGAAGGGGCGCCCAGACCGCTCCAGGGCCTTCGACAGGTCCTGAAACGCGGCCAAATGTTTGCTGGCGTGGACCTCGTACGCCCCATACCCAGAATCCAGCAGCGCCCTGGCGAGGCTCATGGCCTGCAGGTGGCGGTCTACCAGGCGGGTGGTCATGCGCAGGAGCACGTCGGCAGCGGCCTTGTGGGTGATGGCTTCCTGCAGTGCCCGATCGCCCTCGGCGGTCCGTTTGTCGAGGCCGGTGTAGGCGTCCCGGACGCTCTGCGACCAGGGATGCGGGCGGGTGCGGGCAGTGTTCAGGACGGTGCTCATTTTAGGGCCCCGCGGAGCAAGTTTTTCGCTGCGGATGACGAGGTAGTCGGCCTCCGGCATCGTGCCGTAGCTCAGCTGCAACCCGCCGGACTCGTTCAGCGCCAGGCCGGCGCCCCGCTGCATCAGATCCTGCAGAGCGGCCAGCAGTACGGCGTCGATTTTGGCGGCCTCTAGGAGCCGAGGCCACAGTTGGATCTGGTCGGCGTGGTAGATCACGGACGATTCACCTCCCTTAGAAACCATCGACGGCCTGAGACTGAGGCCGCACCGCCAATTCCCGGAACGCTTTCATGAGTTCTAGGTGCTGATCGTCGGCCTCTTTGTCCCATTTGCCCATTTGAAACACCGGGCACGTGGAGCCTTGCGGGCAATCTTTCTGCTCCGTCGGACAGTTCTTCTTGTCCTTCCCCTTATCGCCCGGCAGAAGGCACTTTGCTTGCCATGGCCACGGACGTTGCAGACTGCCGATAAATCCAGTGGACATCTCGGCATACAGCAGAACCATCGCGTTCGGCTCTGAGAATCGGCCCTTTGCAATACTCAACAGCAGAACGTTGTGCCAGCGCTTATCAGCACACTCAATACCCCAGATCTTGGGCTTTGTTTTGCCGTCACCCCGAGCGTGGCTCGGCTGCAAACCGGTGATGATGTTATCGGGCCAGGCGCTCAAATTTGTCTTTGAGTTGGCCAAATCAGCCTTGCCTGGAACTGGATTTGCTCGCTCCATCACTTTCACATCAACCTGCGCCAAAACCATGACGTGACAGTCGCATTCACGGGCGATGCTCTGAGCGATGCCGGCGAGCCGAGCGAGAAGTTGATCATACCGCTCATCCTTTTCGCGGTTCTCAGCTACACGCTCGATAAAATCGATCACAACCATGTCCAGACCGCCTTCGGCCTTCATCCGCAAACACTGCCAGCGAATGTTACTCATGGTCTCAGTGGTCTCGCTGTTTAAGTGAAGGTTGGTCAGGGCATTGAGCCTTTGACCAATCTCGTTATAGACAACCCACTGCATGTCAGTCAGTAGGCCCATGCGGATGTCTTTAAGGGGTAGCCGGGCGTTCAAGGCAATCTGTTTATCAAACACCTGCGCCTTCGCCATTTCAAGTTCGAAAAAGGCAACCTGATAACCCAGTTGTGCCAAGAAGTCAGCTTCGGCCACCGCCAGGGTTGTCTTGCCTTCACCAGACGGCGTTGCCACAATCGTGAACTCACGCCGGAGATATGGGCACTTACTACGCAGTTCTGCAAACCTAGAAGGAATCCAATCGGAGTTCGGCAACTTCCGGTTTTGGAATCGTTGTTTAGCGTAAGGCCCAATCTCACCGGCAATCGACTTGAGCCGCATCCGCGTGGCGCCTCGAGCTTCCTGGTCGATGGCTTGTTGCAGATCGCCCAGCACCTGCGCCGGGTCGTCTGCTGCGTAGCAGGCGTCCACCACGGCCCGGGCCTGGGTCTGGATGCGCCGCAACTTCGCAGTATTAGCCACACTGGCAGCGTAGCTTTCGACGTTGACGGTGGAAGGCACCAGGTTGACCAGGTTAGTTAGTGGCGTTAACCATTCGTCGCTGCCGGCCAATCGAGGCAGGTGGCGTTGAACCGTGATCAAATCAACAGGGCCAGCGTCGGCCGCTTTGCAAATAGCTGCCCATACTTCGCCGTGCCGGGCAGCGTAGAAGTCATCAAGGCGCAGGACGGGCCGGACCTTGGGCAGTGCATCCTTGTCGATCAGGCAGGCACCCAGGACAGATTGCTCTGCCGCCAAATCTTGCGGCGGTACACGTTCGCTGAAAGCATCATTTTTTTGCGGCATTGTATTGCCTCAGTTGTTCGTTCTGGTCAGCAATCCGACGGCGCAACTCGATTTCTTCGGGCGACTCATCAGGCGGATCGTCGTCGTCGGGCGCAGGCATCTGCCACAGTTTTTTCCCTGGTGCGGCCTTTGCCCTCTCAATAAGCTCGTCCCATGCCTGCCGATAGTAGCCAATCCGCTTGATTCGCGGCTCTTTACTTGTTGCCCGGTGCTTGATGTAATCTTCCTGGCGCTCCATCATCACCGTGCGCAGAGTCTGCCACTCCACCCCGACCTTTGCGGCGTCCTCCATCACAGCCAAAAGGGCCGCTTTATCGCCAGGGGCGAAACATAGCGAGCCGAAATGTGCCTCATGACACTGCTGTAACTGACTGTATCCCGGCGGTACCTGAGCGGCTTCTGCGATGCACCGCTCTCGTTCAGCCCTGATCTCAGCTTCACGCCGAGCGGTCTCGGCATCGTCTGCCTCTGGCGCCACCTCCAGCGTCACAGCGGGCGTCTCAGCAACCGAGACGGCACTCGGTTCCTCGCCTGCAGACAGAACTGCAGCGGGGCCGGGCTCCCGGACGGCACCGGGGGCCGGGGCTTTGCCCTTCTTGGACTCACCCACGTTGTGCGGGCGGCGGGCAGCGGCCAGTTCAGGACGGTCGGGCGGATCCGGGTAGGTGAACTTTGCGGCCCGGCGCTTCAGGCGGGACGGATCCTGGTCGTCGTCGTAGTGCTCATACTCCAGGTATTCGACCCCGGCCACGGTATAGAGGTGCATAACACGCGCCTGAACCAGGGCGTCCCGTGCCTGGCGGAAATCGTCGTCCGTCCACTGCTGCTCGGAGGCCCAGGTGCTCATGACCTCGTGGTGCAGGATCTCAGGATCGCCCGGCAACCGCCCATAAGGGTCGCACCGGGCGCGGCCCTGAAAATACAGCAACATCGAAATAGGGCCGCAGCGCGCATACCGAGGGTCACTGATAATCGTGCTTGGAAATGTGCCGTAGCTACTCACAGGGGGCGCCTCCCCGTCGTGCAATATCGGGCTTTAGGTTTATGTACCTCGTTCCCGGCCGATCAGGGCCGGGGGTGTTGTGTAATCGTCAATTACGATTAGCCGGTGCGGATGCCAGCTTGTTTTCCAGGGTCAGCAAAACCTCGTGCATAGCCGCATCCGGAGTGACGTGCCGAATCTTCTCGATCACGAGGGCCGATGTGCCCAGAAGTTCGGCCAGGACGATCCGCCGAGTCAGGGCGTCAGCTCGCTCGAAGGCGTTAACGCCTCTCTCCAGGCGAACCATGACCGCAGGCGAGAACTCGCTCATAGTCCCGCCGCCCGCAGCATCGCGTCTGTGGTCTGAATGCTCTGCTGCGCCCACCGGTAGGCCAACGCTGCGAGCACAGCCAGCGCTGCCAACAAGATGAATTCCAGGTTGTCTATGCACCACAGCAAGACCCGCTGTAGGGTCCGGCGTCGGGGCGCGGTAGCCTGCACGGCACCGGTGGCGCCCAGAAGGCGGGTCAGGTTGTTCATGACGCCGTCGCCTCCTGGAGGCCGTACCGGCCGCCGCCGAGGTTCACAATCCCCGGCGTGCTCTTGAGCAGATAACTGCACTCTCCAGCTGTGAGCATCGCCCTCCGGCCGAGTTCACCGGCATGGAGCGGGCCGTTTTCCAGAGCCTTCAAGAGCCGTTGGCGCTTCTCACGGGCCGCTGCGAACTTGGGGTTTTCCGCCTGGCTTTGGGCCGCAGGCTGGGGCGCCGCCGCTTTGGGCTGCGCCAGAGCGGCCCCGGCTCCGAGCTCGTCCACCACTGCGACGGCCAACTCTGCAACCCGTGCCATCACCGTCGCCAGAGTCAAGGGCCGGACAATGTCATACTGCGACCGGTCCGTCAGTCGTTCCCGGAGCCGGGCCTTGAGCCGCATCGCCTCTTGAGCCTTCATTCGGGTAACACCTCCACTTCAACGAGGACACTCATACACCCGGAGCACTGCGCCAAGGGCCGCAACCCCCGCTCCCGGAGCCGTTGTGCCCAGCCGGGCGGAACAGCTTCCCACGCCTTCGTACTTCTCGCCCACGGTGGTGCATTCGCGCACCGGGGGCAGTTGGTAGGGGGCGGGGTGCCCCGAAGATGGGGGATGCAGTCGAGGGGGAGAGAAGTTCCCATCAGTACAGGGTGTGGCCCCGTTCCCGGTCTTCCGGTGTCTGGGGCTCAAAGAATCTGGTGTTGTAGTTGTCGATGATGACGTCGCGATCGTGGAACGCCTGATTCAGATCCTTCCATTCCCGCTTGGCTTCCAGGAGGACGTCGAAGTCCCGCTGGTAAGCGGAATCCATACCGTCATCGTTGCCGACGATGATTTCGTCGATAGCGCTGGTGTTGAACCGGTCACCGTCGTACTCGATGCCGGTTTTCTTGTCTCGTAGTCTCGTACCCTCACCCCCTCGGGGCGCCGGCGTCCGGCGCCCCCTTGTTCGTTGGTCACCGATTCATGCGGGGCCGTACTACGCTCAGTGACTCGCCCTGCAGCCACCGCTCCGCCCGGCGTTGCCAGTCGAAATACGCCGCGTGGGCGGAGTTGATGGTCTTGTCGCCCTGTGCATATTTCCGAACCCAGATATCAACATCAGCGCCGATTGCCACCAGCCGGAACGTCAGCTTGTAGACCTGCTCCGGGTCGTCGGGTGTGTGCCAGAGTCTGGCCTCCACCTCCCGGGTACCGGATTGGGTGTTGTGTGCCAGGACCGGATGTAGCAGACGGCCCCGGACGTCAGTCCAAATGACCGGTTCCACGCTCATCAATCACCCTTTCGCCTGCGCCGCCCGCACCCGGCCCAGGTAGGCCCTGGCGGACAGCGGTTTTCGTTCCATCGCGGCCGGCCCGCCGTTATAGGCGGCCAGCGCCCGGTCGATACCACCCTCGGCGGTGACCTGCATCCGCAGGTACGCGGCCCCAAGGGCGATGTTGGTGCTGGGGTCGGCCAGGTCGTACGTCGTCAGTCCGACGTGCCGGGCGACCTGCGCTGCTGTGGATGGAAGCAGTTGCAGGCATCCGACCTCACCGGCGCTGCCCTTCGCCGTGCAGTCCCAGCGGGACTCCACGTAGCCCACGGCGGCCAGGTCCAGCGGATCCAGATCGTTGTGCGCTGCGGCCTCCAGGACGGCCTCCCGGTACCTCGGCGGTACGATGGGGGCGATGCGCTGCAGGGCGGCCAGGTGGCGCTCTGCGGCCTCCAGGCGGGCCGTTACCTCGGCGTTCTGCTGCTCAATCTCCCGCCGGACGGCGGCGGCCCGTTCGATTCCCGCTGGTGAGGCAGGCCGGGCCGCCGTGGTGGGGGCCGGTCGGGTTATCAGTCCGGAGGGACCGAAAGCGGTACTCGTGGCAGCCGCGAGGCTGACCACGAAAATGAATGCCTTCAGGTAGGTCATGCCGTGCTCCTTATCGAAGCAAATGGGGCCGGTGTACGCTCTTGCACAGGTCGCACCGGCCCCGGTTGTGGCGCCTCTACCCTGTTAGCGCAGGGCGGGGGCGCTTTGGGTTTTAGAAATGCTCGTTCGGCTTGTAGTCGGCCGACTTGTCGGCGGCGCCGTTCTCGCTGTTCGGCTCGTCGTAGTGCTCGCCCACCTCGATACCGATCTTCTTGGCGGCTTCTACGATGGCCCTAGACATCCGAGAGGCGTCCAGGAAGGTCTGGTCATCCAGCTTTGCCACCGTCGACGGCTTGACCAGGCTGAAGACCTGACCGGGCTTTTCAGCCTTCTCCAGCGTCAGCTTGACCCGCACCATCCGGGTGGTGATCAAGGGTTTGCGGTTACGGAGGTTGCTCACAAATTCACGCCAGAAAGTCAGGCTCTTGGGGGGAATGCCGATCAGCGCCGGCAAGGAGCGGTCATCTGTCAGGAAGAACAGGCGCTCCTTCTCCCGGCACCGCTTGGCGTTGCTGTTCGGGTCCGTTGAATCCGGGTCCGAACCCCAGGCGTCCCACGGACAGGCCGTGCAGGGCCCGCTACCTTCCTTGTTGATGGCCCACGGGAAGTCCGGACCGGCATCGGGCCGGGCGTGGCCGGTGATGCCGTCCAGGCTGGCACACAGCGGCAGTTTCTCGCCCTCTTGCCAGACACCACGAGTCGGGTGGTGGTGGACGACGATGCCCTCCAGAGTGCCGCCAAGAATCTGCCCATCAGCAGTCTTAAACACCTGGCCCGCGTGAATGATTTCGATGACCTCGGGAATGTACGGCGTTTTTTCATCCGTCTCCAGATTGCCGGCGATCTCGGCGACCATTTCCCGGGCCTCGTCGGGCGTGAGTTTCGCCAGAAGCTGCTTGTCCATCCGGGCAGCAACGATCTGCTCACGCGGGCTCAGGTTAACCAGGGCAGGCCGAAGGTGTTCAGGAATCAAGAGCAAATACTTGGGCTGATCATCGGGGTTCGGAATCGTAGTAACAGCAGCAGTCATGTGCTATGCGGCCTCCTTCGTCGGAACCAGATGGATGACAGGGAGCGTCGCCGGAGCCACGAGCGGGATGGACGCCGGCAGGGCGCCGGTGATGACGAGCGGAATCTGCGTGGGCAGCTTGGGAGCGTCCAGGGTACAGACGGCGTTGATGACCGCCACGCCACCGTCAATGAGCTTACGCAGCCCCCAGCACGTCTCCGCCTGGGTTTTGATCTGCTCGTCGATTTCGGCAATCTTGGTCTTCAGCTCCGCCTGCAGGGCCTCGGCCTTGCGTCGGCGGGTAAGAGACCCTTGATAGAACTCGTCTGCCCGCAGGGCCACCTTCAAAGCCGCGTCGCGGGCATCGTCGTTGCCGTAACGGGTCTTACCGGCCGCATCCTTGGCTTCCAGGATAGGCAGATAGATGGCGGCCTTGTCGCCTTCCTCCGCATCCCGAGCCGACAGAAGTTCGCTCTGCTCCAGGGTCGTCAGAGCCTGCTGCAGTTCGATCCGCTGCTTGCGCAGTTCCACCGGGATCGCCAACTGCTCTTTGAGTCGGTCCATGTGCTGATCCAGACCAAGATCCATAGCGAGAGCAGCGCCGCGGGTACCAGCCAATACTGTCAAACTTGTTCCCTCCGCTTTCGCTGTTGTGCGCCCCGCCTCCACGTGGGGCATGGTCGATGGGTTAGAAGTCAAGGAGCGTGTAATCACCGTCATCAAACAGATCGGTCACCAGCTCCAGCGACTCCGACAGCAGATGGCCGGTTCCGATTCGCCGAAGAATCACGGTAACGCACTCCTGCCCGTGCTCGTCGACGTGCTGCACCAGATCCACAACTTCGAAGCGATTACCAGCGCCTCCGTCGAATACGTCGCCGGCATGAATCGTAACCGACCTGCCCTTGACCACGATCGTCACCTGAGCCAGTTGAGTCATGACCATCGTTTCACCCCCTCTCGGAGCCGAATCGTGCCCCGCTTGCGCCGCTGGCGGCCTAAAAGGCCTCGCTCCCGTGGGAGCCCTGCCGCCACAGGTCTGGTGGTGTCGCCCCCCGCCCGTGGTTGGGCGAGGGGCGTTAGCCAGGACAGTCATTTGTGGGGCTCCGTCAGACGAAGCCGCTGGTGTAGCCGGGATGACCGGCGCAGGAGGTTGACGTCGCAGCGCCAAGTAAGAGCAACGGCCTGCCGGTGTAAGTAATCACCCATGTCAGACCGGCAGCGCCTACCGCGACCAGCATCAGCAGGACCACGGCGGCGAGGGCCAGTGCGACGATTGCGATACCGAGCGTGGACCTCACCGCCTTTCCTGGGGTAAGTGGGGGCTGCGTTCCCCGGTGGCGGGGCTCCGCTAGCCATAGCCGCTGGGCTGCTGGGCAGGGGCGCCGTGGTGCGTGCCCCGCACCGGGCGGTTTGCCAATCCGCCGCCGCTATCGTCCAGCAGCCGGGCGGGCGGATCAGCGGGAGCCGGGTCACCCCACCAGGAGGCATGATTCCAGGGCCAGGGATCGTAGCAGGGCATCCGGAGCCTCACCTCCTGATGGTCTACACTGGAGCCTGCGCCGCTGGGAGCTTCGCCCCTGGGCGTTGCCGGTCGGGAGCCGCAGACCGGCGCAGACTCGAACTATGGGGTGTTGGCGGTGGGTTAGGCCCCCACCAGACCAGTCACCTGCAGTTGCTAACGGTGACCCCGAGCCCGGCGAACATTACTGCGGTCTGGCATACGCCGGATGTCCGTCACGCAGTTGACCCCGACTTTTTTATATCGCCCTATCGGATTGGGCTTGGTGGTGGGTCAGGCCCCCACCAGACCAGCGCAGGCACGACCTGCGCAGCGGTACCTACTCCGTGACGACCCTTTTGGCGCCGTTCACCCAGCTTTCTTGGAAGTCGGGTGGAGGCGGGTCTTGGACCTTCTTCGCCTTGTCGGCCACGTCTGACCAGTTCATGTTCCCAGCGGCCCAATCGGTGATTTCGTACTCGTCGTCAAGAGCGAACTCGACCTCCTCCTTGTACACCTGGTCGTACTCTTCGCCCGAGCGCTTGCCGGTGTCGCGTTCGGCGTAGAAAGCCGCCCGATTTTCGGCCACAATCTTGGCGGGCACCGCCCACACGGAACCGTCCGTCATGGTGACGTGAAGCCACTTTTCGGCCAACCTCAAGCCCCCTTTCAAAAAGCTGCTGTTGTTGAATCGTGGTCGGGGTGGCTGGATTTGAACCAGCGACATCTTGCTCCCAAAGCAAGTGCTCTACCAGACTGAGCCACACCCCGAAAAAGGTGGCCGGATACCGGAGTACCCGGCCCAAGGGAAGGAGGGTCGACATGGCGGCCTCGCTGCCGCTGGTCGCCGCCAGAGATGCAATACCGTCCAGTACGCTTACACCCGCCCTATTGCATAGGCGAATGGTTCTCCTGGCTCTCTGACGGTTACCACCGGCAGCGAATGCTGCGATGGGGCGCCGGACTCGCACCGGGCGCCGGGAAACTCATCACATGTAACCGGTGACCCCATCCGTATCTTTCACGAGCGTCAGTAGGCACCGCCGCCGGGGCTTCTTGCCGGCGTAGGTCGCCAGCACCACCTTGGCCTCAGAGTAGCAAGTCCCGTGCTTTCCGGCGGACACAAGTTGCTTAGCTTCGTCGATGGCGTCGGTCAGGGGCCTTGCGAGATCGAACGTGGCGTACTCTTCATAGCCCTGAGCGCCCAGAACCCGGATTTCAATCACCATCATGCCTAACAGTGCATTCAGGCTCATGTATTCAACCTCCAATCAATCCGAGCAGGCTGCCTTGCGCCTCTTGGCGGCGCTGTTTATCGGCCTCTTCAGCCGCCTTTCTGGCAGCCCGTTCGGCCTCCAGGCGGCGCTTCTCGGCGGCCTTCTTCTCCCGGGCGGTGATGGCCGGTTTGTCCTCTTCGTGAAGTTGGGCCGCTTTGGCGGCGCTGCCCGGACTCGGTGGCGCTTTCACCGGGCCGTGGATGTTGATAAACTCCGCCATCGACATGCCCTTCGGGCCGCTCGTCGTCTCTGGTACGTAGCCCTCCGGCCACGGAGCGAATCCGTTGATCAGTGCGGGCGGGACATAGATTGCGTCATGCCAGCGGTTTGCGGCGGGGTCGAGCACCGGCAGGCCGAGCGTTGGGTCGCTGTGGTACCGAGCGAGGGCGGCGGCGAGACTGGCGGCGCGGGCCGCTTCTTCGGGGGTGGGGGTGAATGCCAGGTCAGGCAATCCGGGTCACCAGACTCGTACAGCCATCGGGCTGCGTGACCTGGAAGTGGGCGGCTCCGCTCTGGGCGAGGTAGCCGTCGTGCGTGACCATGATTTGCTGGCGGCCATACCGTTGGCCGATGGCCGTTAACAACTGCACAGCGGGCTGCACGAACTCCGCACTCAGCATCTTGAGGGGCTCGTCCAGGACGAGAGCACCCTCCAGTTGTGGGCGGTAGGTCTCCAACATCGCTTCCCGGAGTGCCAGGGACACGATGTCCGCCACGCCGCCGCCACGGCTGCTTTCGATCCTGGTCTTGAGGAGGCCGCCGTCCGGGCCGAAGCCCGATGTGACGAAGAACTCTGCTTCGGCCCTGCCGGCTCGTTCAACCATGTCGATGACGAACCAGTAGCTCGGGCCGTAGATGGCCTGCAGATAGGCGGAAACGAGGTTCTCCAACTGCGTTTTGGCGAGCGCCCGGGCGTAATCGGCGGTTTTGCGGAGCACCGTGGCGGCCAAGTCGTACGTCAGCGATTGCGCTTTCGTGGCGGTCAGACGAGCTTCGCAGGCGGTCCGGTCGGCGGCGATCTGATCCCGCTGCCCCTGTCGGGCGGCCAGGGACCGCTGCTGCCGGCCCAGTTCAGTCAGGAGACCCTGGTAGGTGGCGGGCATCGCTTACGCCTCCTGAGGGACGGCGGGCGGGTTGAGGGCGGCCTCACCGGCGATGATCTGACTGTCCCGGTCTTCCTGGGCCTGCCGATACTGTTCGTCCAGGGTCTCGGCGGTGACGCCGGCGGCGGTCAGGTCTGTGGCGAGTTGGTCGGCGGCAGTCTGGTTCGCGGTCTGCTGACCGAGTGTCGTATCACGGAGCGTGCGTTTGGCACCGATGGCTTTCTCCAACTCGGCAATCCGGGTCGCTGCATCAAGCGGCATGGGCGTGTCCTCCTTTGCGATTGGCGGCGACATCGGCCGCGGCTTCTGAAATTGACTGCCCGCAGGTCGGGCAGATTCTCGCTTCGACCAGGGTCTGAGCGTATTCGGCGGTCAGGGTGTCCAGGTCGACATTGGCCCGTGTGATGATCGCCTCGGTTTGCTGGCGCTGCACGGCGAGGGTTTCCCGGCGCACCCGGAGCCCGGCCAGGAGGTTCATGCGGTCCTGGACCTGCCGGGCGGCCGTGAGGGTGACTGCGGCGGCTTCGGCACCGGCGGTCTCGGCCAGTGCCCGGTCAATCCGGACCCGCTCGGCCTGGATGCGGTCCCGGCGCTCCCGGAGAGGGGCCAGGTTCTGAATGCGGGTGTGGGCGGCCTGAGCGGCCGTCAGGGCCTGGGCGGCCTCCGGCACACCGGCGGTCTGAGTCAGGGCGTCCGCAATATTGAGCCTGGCCAGTCGCAGGCGTTCGGTCTCGAACACCAACGGGGCGAGTTGCTTGCGCCGTTCTTCGGCAACTCGGGCGGCGGTCAAGTGCGCCTGCGCCGCTTCGACGCCGGCCGTCTCTGCCAGAACGGCGGCGATGCGGTCAGCCGTGGTCTGAATGACCTGGCGGCGGTCCCGGAAGGTGCCGAGCAGCGTCACCCGACCGTGCGCCGTCCTGGCTTGCGCCAGGTGCAGGGCGGCCATATCGATGCCGGCCAGTGCGGTCAGGGTGGCGGCGATCGCTGCTCCGTCAGCGGCGATCTGATCTCGCCGGGTCCGGAATCCCTGCAGTTGGTCGACCCGCTGCTGCAGGGCCGGGATCGCTGCGATGATCTGCGCCGCCGCCTCCAGTTGGGCCGCCTGCTGCGGCAGATCAGCGAAAGGCTCCAGTTTGGCGTCGTAGCCAGTCAGGTCGGCCTCCAGCGTGGCGACAGCCTCGCCGTTTCGCTGCAGATCCTGCTGCAGGTCTCGGATTGCGGCGTCCACCACATGAGCCCCGAGCAACCGGCCAATTGCCGCCGCTCGCATGCTGCCCGTTTCGGTGAGCAGAAACGGGCCTTCGAGCTGCGACCCGAACGAGAGCGACAGCTTCCGATCGTCATCCAGCGCCACGATAGGCATGCCGTGCGCCTGGGTCACCTGCTGCGGAATCCCCTGCTGGCCGAACCCCTCGAATACCTGCGGTTCACCGCCGGGCTGAGTGACTGTGTAGCGGTTCCGGGCGGCGGCGCCGTTCGGTGCCAGCCGCAGTTCCCGGACGATCTCAGCGCCGTCGCTCATGGTCACCGTCACGCGGCACTCCCGGCAGCCATAGCGGACATGGTCGACGCCCTGTGGCCGGTTGTACAGGAGCCAGTACAGGGCCCGGAGCACGGCCGATTTGCCGTGGTTGCTCTCGCCGGTCAGGATGTTCAGGCCGGGGCTGAACTCCAGCGTCGAATCAACGTGGCTCTGGAAGTTCTCCAGGCGCAACTTGGCGATGTGCTTCATGCTGCCGCCTCCCGTCGCGCTGCCTCTGCCTGAGCGATGGCCAGGCGTTTCAGCGCTTCTTCCCGAACCTCCGGGGCGACGCCGGTGCTGCCGGCGATCTCGTTCAGCATCGCCTCCACGGCCACCACCTGCAGGCGGCTGGTGTCGCCGAGACCGTTCAGCACATCCTGCTGGGCCTGCTCACGGGCCAGTTCGGCGGCCGGGATCGTCCGGTCGATGACTTCGTCGGCGGGCCGGGCAGACTCCAGCGGGATGAACTCCAGCCGGGGCGTATGACCCTTTTCGAGCGTCACCAGCACGGCCTGAATCGGCCGGGTCATGTCGCTCACGTCGTTGGTCATCCGGGAGAGGGCGCCGGGGTTGCACCAGGTCATGCCGTGCCGGTCGGTGTAAATCCGACTCCAACCCGGATGATAGTGAGCGCCGAATGTCACATCGGCCAGGGTCACGGCCGGGCTGTAGACATCGGAGAGCAGCGTATGGGCGACACCATCCAGGAAGGGCTTTTCGAGGAGCATGCCGTGGGTCAGGTGGATGGCGAAGTCAGTGCCGGACTGCCGGCGGTGCAGGGCGTCGCACGGGTCGTCGGCGGGGTGGACGATGTAGTCGAGCATCGGGTCCCGGCGGTCCAGTTCGGCGTGAAACGGCTGGCCGGTCACCTGGACGGTCAGGCCGTTTTGCTCCAGGAGCCGAGGGTGTCCGGGCTGAATCACATGCACCAGGCCGGCGCCGTTCATCAAGCCCAGCATGGTCTGCGGCAGCGTACTGGGGTTGTAGCCGAAGATGTCATGGTTCCCGGCGATGGCCAGGATCGGGCAGGGCGCCTCTTCCCGGATAACCTGCATGTACTCCAGCACCACGGCCGGGGCGGTATCGGGCCGGTCGAACAGGTCCCCGCCGTGCAGGATGGCGGCGGCCCGGTGCGCCCGGGCCAGTCGCAGCGTTTCGCGGAGCTTCAGGATCTGGGTCGCCGGGAGGTTGTCCAGTCGGGAGCGGGGCGACGTGCCCCGCCACTGGGTATCGGTGATGTAGATCAGGTTCATGCCGTGGCCTCCTGGGGTGCAGGCGAAGCTGCTGCCCGCCATTCAGGTACCTGGTCGGCTTCGATCAGGGCGTAGAACACGGTGCGGCCAATCTGCGCACATGCCTGGAAGGGATACGACCCACGGCCGCGATCTTCCAGCCAGTACGTGGTGAACAACCGCCGGAATCCGGCGTTGCCCATGTGCACCCGAGAATTGCCGTAATAGAACAGCTCGGCTCGGATCACTTCGCTATCCAGCATCTTGCCAAACGTCTCCAGCGCAGCGGCCAGAACGTGAGCCTGAGCCGGGCCGAACGCCGGTTTCACCGGAGCGGGGTTCGCGGTGGTGTTCATCCTCCCCACCCCCTACGCCGCCCGGAGCGCCATGGCTCCGGCGGGCGGCAGAGGCTGCAGGGTGATGGTACGGGCCAGGCGGCGGGCCTGGAACTTCGGCAGGGCGGTCAGGTTGTAGACCTCCCCACTGGAGGTCCGCACCTGCGGCTCACCCTCGGGGCCGATACGGGCGGCGGCGGCCGTCTCCTGGAACTCACGCTGGAGCTGGTCGATGGCGTCTTCGTCCACCCGCCGCAGCGGGAACGGGAACCGGATCACGAGGTTCTGGGTCATGGTGCAAAACCTCCTCAGGGTTTGATTGGGGCCTGTCCACACCCGGCGGGGCCGGGTGGTTACTCACCACTTGCGGGACGTTGGGCTACCGCAGCCGCCTGAGCGGACCGTTCAGCGAGCACCCGGGCCATTTCCCGGCGCACGACCGGGACCAGGATCGGGATAACCCGCCGGTTGAACTCGGCCTGCCACTCCGGCGTATGCCGCACGAGACCGAGGCGCAGGTCCAACATCGTGTATGTCTGTCCCACCAGGGTCACCTCCTGCGGCATCGTATGCGGAACGGGCCTGTCCGCTGTCAGGCGGGACAGTGCGCCCGAGAATTGCCGCTCCGATGCGAGAGGCAAGCCGATCATCTTGCTCCACGCAAGGCACCTCCTAGGCGGCCTGGTCATCTTGATCTGGGGCGATCCCGGCCAGCTGCTCCTCCGCCCGAGCCGCATCGGCCGCCTTATCCCATGCCCGCTGGATCGATAGAGCCAAAGCTTTATCGCCGACGGTGACTGCGGCCTGATGGGCCTGTGCCAGCAGATCGTTGATCTGTCGGAACGGAAACTGGTTATTCTGCATCGGGGTCACCTCCGACCGGCTTATCCGTTTCTGAGTCACATTTTATCGACATTCGGATAGGAATTCAACTGTTTATTATCCGATTTTTGATTCCTGGTGGTTATTGATCAAGCTCAAATGATTCCTGCGGCTATCTGATTGTCGATAAGTCTGGAATGTGCTACACTCACCTCAGCACTCGATTGGGGGCCTCCAGATGAGCAATATCGGTCAACGCATCGCCACCTTGCGGGTCGTTAAGGGGTTCAAATCCCAAAACGCCTTGGCAAAAGCAGCAGGCATTTCGCAGGGGCGACTAAGCGAAATCGAAGGCGGAGTCAGCAAGCCCGGTTTGGATCTTCTCAGCAAGATCGCCCGGGCATTAAGCGTTGACCTCGCCACCTTGACGGCCGATGATTCACCCGCTGATGCTGGCCCGGCGGACTCTTTGAATTGGTTCTGGCGTGCTCGTTTTGGCACACTGAAGCCCGGCGAGATCCTGGAGTTGCAGGAGTTCGAGGCTCGCCCTCGGGCGGTTTGGTGTTTGCAGCAGTTGGTTACCGCGTTCTCGGCGTCGGCAATCGCCGCCCGACTGCAAACGACCGAGGAACACATCACCGCCCTACTGAGCGGCAGCGATGTCTCTCCTTGGCTACTAACCCAACTGAACGAAAGAGCCCAGGTGCCAGTGCAGTTTCTGCTGCGTGGCGACCCAGGCCCCACGGATGAAAATCTCAGACGCCTACTGGAACATTCAGAGGCCGGCGCTTACCTGGCGGTCATCGTCAGAGCAATTGACAATCGACTGCTGCCAGAACTCTTGGAACGGCAAATGGATGTCCTGCTAGGCGTACGAAATAGCAATAGCAAACCCCCGGTCGATTGACCGGGGGTTTCTATACGCTCTACTGCTTATTTGAGCGGCCAGATTACAACGCTGTCCGGGCAGGGATCGGAGCCGCCGCTAGAACCGGTACATGCACCTGTGACGCCCGGAAGCAGGAACATTGCCAAGGCCACCAGCAATACCGCGATTCCCATCACAAACCATTTCGAACGCATTCAAGCAACCCCCCAGTTTCGTATTTTGAACCGCAGCGCATTTAACGCGTCGGTCAGGTCAATCTCATAACGCTGTTGCAGTCGGAGCTCCTCAAACGCCTGATAGACCTGCTCGCTGGCCTGAACCAGCAGACCATTATCGGCCAATCGCACAGCCTGCAAGTAGTGCGCTCGGGCACGATCAATGACGGCTGGCTCGCCCCAGCAACCGGAAATAACCTGATTGACCAGGTCGGCGCTTTCTGACTTGAGGCCACGCAGATACAGAACCTGAGCTTGCAACAGCCTGACCTCTGGCAGTACCATCGGGAACGTCACCCGGCACAATAGTTCATCAGCCCGGTCCAGGCCGCTCAATTTGATGGCCAGGGCCGCCGCCGATCGTTGCACCCATGAGGCGCCATAGGCGTGATTGGCATCCGTGAACAAATCTTCCGCTGCCTGAAAAGTGGAAAAGGCGGCTGGATCTAATTGGCGGCTCAACAGGCACCCTTGGAGCCCCAGCAGGTGCCCTTTCACCGTCACCGGCAAATCCAGCCGCTCGGCTTCGGCAACCACTCCGGGGATCTCGTCCAGGCGCCCCAGATCATACAGACTCATGGCGCGACACTCCAGCATCATGGAGCGCCACCGAACAGACACGGTGTCGGGGAGAGCCTCATTGCAAACCATCAACGCCTCTGCCGGCCGATTCAACTGCCGGTAGGCATGTGCCAGAAAATAACGGATGTGCGCAGATTCCTCCGCAGACAAATCGCGAAGCGAGAGATCCGAACGGCGACCGTCCAAGACCTCCAGGCATGTGTCGACTCGCTGCTGATAGTCCTGAGAGCACAACAATTCCGCTAGACTGGACATGTGCGCTACTCCCCTATTGATAACCGGATATCGTTCACCGTTAGCATATCGGACTGTCGATAGACCGTCAATAATAACTTTGACCGCCCTCCCCCTGGCGGCCGTTTGCGTTTCCCGTATCATCGCGCAGTTTGACTATTATCCAGATTCCGCGACTGCCTAAACATTTCCTGCCCATAGCTTGAAATTATCGTCTGCTGTTTGTCGACCGTTTTCGACAAGGCCGCCGCAAATTGACAGCTAATATACGATAATCGTATATCCATATCCTCCTGGGTTGGTAACATGGACCCGAGTTCTGACTCGGGAGGCGCCGGCCATGTCCAACCTGGGAACCCGTATCCGTGATTACCGCAAGCTCCTGGACCTGACGCAGGAGCAACTGGTCGCCCGCATGCAAGTGCGAGGGCATGGCACGCTGACCCAGCCGCGCCAGGCGGAGATTGAAAACGGCATTCGGGATGTGTCAGTCGCTGAACTGGTGAGCTACGCCCGGGTGCTCGGCGTGGCGATTACGGAGCTGCTGGACGTGCCAGATCGAGAATAAAACCCCGCCCTCACCCGGCGGGGTTTCGCTTTTCCGATTCGTTACCCTGTTGCCGCCATGGTATACTAGTCTTTGACAATCCAAACCACAGGGGGAGCGCCATGGGTAAGCGGCAGCAACGCCGGCAAACCGAGGAGCAGGACGGCCGGGCGGGGCTCTACGTCCGGGTCAGCCTGGATAAGCGAAAGCACACAAGCGGCGGCCGGGCCATGGCTGATGAGATTGTCAGCCCGGAGACGCAGGAGGACCGCGCCCGGTCCTATTGCGCCTCCCAGGGCTGGGACGTCGTCATAACGGAGAGCGACCTGGACGAAAGCGGTTACCGACAGCACTACTCCAAGCGCAAGGGCCTGATGCGACTGTTGGATGCCGTCAAGCGCGGCGAGATTAACAAGGTCGTGGTATTCAAGTTCAACCGGCTATCCCGCCGGGCACGTGAATTCCTGGAGATCTGTGACCTGGTCGAGACCGCCGGCGGCGGCGGCATTGTCTCGGTCACGGAGCAGGTCGACACATCCACCCCGGCCGGCCGGCTAATCCGCAACATCATGGCGAGCTTCGCCCAGTATCAGAGCGAGGAGCTGTCGGAGCAGATCTGGGAGACCTGGCTCACGAAGGCGAAAAGCGGCAAACGCCCGCCAGGCAAGCCACCATACGGGACGATCTACGCCAAGGGCATGCTAGAGCCCGACCCGGAGACGCACCGCCACCTCCTGGCCATGTACGAGACCTATGCAGCAACCAGGTCGATAGCGGCCGTGCATGATTACCTGACGGAGCGGCGCATTCCCAGCGCCAATCCAGCCAAGGAATGGACCTTAACGACCATCCGGAAGATCTTGACCAACTCGGCCTACGTCGGGCAGATCACTTTCGACGGAGAAGTATACGACGGTCAGTGGGCGCCAATCGTGCCGGTCGAACTGTGGACGCAGGTACAGACGGTCATCCAGGGCCGGAAGTCCGCCGCCTTGGACCGGGTTGACGCTCACCTCCTCCGGGGCCACGTGCTATGCACTTGCTGCAACCGGCCGATGTGGACGCAGCACTCCACGCGCTGGATCGACGGGCGGCGCGGCAGTGACCGGTATTACTGGTGTGCAGACCCGAAGACTTTGCGGGATGGCTGCACGATGCCGGCCCTGCACGCCGGCGAACTGGAGGAGGCCGTCTGGACTGTGCTCGTCGCCTTGAGCCACAATGGCCAGGACGACCTGATCAGGGCAGTCGAACAACGTCCGACCCGGAACGACGGCGCCCACCAGCGGGCTGAACTGGAGCAGCGCCGGCAAAAACTCGAGAGCCTGACCCGGCAACTGTTTACGCTGCTGCACGACGGGGAGATCACCCGAGAGCAGTTCCGGCTGCAGAACCGGGACTATGCGGAGCAGCTAGCGGAGATTCAGACGGGGCTGGCAGGTCTGGAACGCTCCGTACCCCAGCGACTGACTGCCGGTGATATCCGGACAATCGTGCGCAGCATTCAGACGGCGACCACTACCGGCGAAAAACGGGCAGTCCTCGCCGCACTTGAAGTGCGGATCGCGGTGACCTGGCAGGCGGTCCACCTCGACATGCTCGGGGATCGAGTCCGGTTGCCCGGCCGCCTGCTGGGTGAGCGCTGGTATTTCGGTGCCGAGTACCACCAGCTCGACTACCAGGGCACGATGTTCACCGACAAACAGATCCGGTTCATCCAGCGGACCTACACCTGGGCCGACAAACAGGAGATCGCCCGGCGGCTGGGCCGAACGTACATGGGGCTGAAACGGATGGCCAACCGGCTGCGCGAAAAGGGGCTCCTTGCCCCGGCCACAGGGAGAGGAGCCCGCAACGCCCAGTAG